AACAGAGAGATTATGCCTCTTCTCCATGGCGCTGGGATAATATCCATTTTAAACCAAGCCCAGACAATCGAATCAAAGAACTTGCTAAAGCTGGAGCTTTAATAGCTGCGGAAATTGACAGAATTAACAATCAATAAAAATTAATATATGAAAGCACTTTCAATAAAACAACCGTGGGCGAGCCTAATTGCTCACGGAATAAAAGACATAGAAAATAGAACTTGGAAAACTAACTTTAGAGGTAGAATTTATATTCATGCATCGGCAAAAGAAGCTGGAAGAATTGCAAAATTAATAAATGGACCTCAATTAGATTTTTTAATGAGTCGAAGTAAATTTTCACATTTAGACACGTCTTTAATAAAATCAGCAATAATCGGAGAAGTTGACATTGTTGATTGCGTTATCAATCATCCGAGTATTTGGGCTGAACAGACAGATATTCCTAGTCTTGGTGACGTTTTAGATGATGTAAAATTTCTTGGTAAGGCTATACCTCCAAATCCTTTGATTTACAACTGGGTTCTTGCTAATCCTGTGCTATACGATAAACCAATCCTAAAAGTAAAAGGAAAACTCTCTTTTTGGGAGTTTGAAAATCAAAAACTATATTTTAGAACCATTGATGATAATACTTGCCATTCCTTAGAATATCACATGGATGAAGCAAGGGATGAAGAGCTTGAAGAAATTACACTTGTAGAAGCTATTCCAGATAATGATAATCCCGACTACGTTTGGTGTACTCACTACGAAAATTCAGAAGAAAGAAATCAATGTAAAAAAAGCTTTTGTCCTGCATACGAATCAGAAAGTGGTAAAGGTATTTGTCAACACAGAGGTAAATTATTTACGTTTGGAGAAGAAGTAACTTTTAAAGTTGAGTAGTTATGAGCAAAATTTTAATCATAGACATAGAAACCACCGACTTTTTACAAAGAGGTGGTAAAATTGTTGAAGTCGGAATCGTAGAACTTGACCTTTCAAACGGAAACAAACAAATTATTTTTGACAAAGTAACCCACGAAACTGGAATTACTCGCGAAGAAGTTGAGAAAGCATGGATTATTCAAAATTCCACCTTAACCGTAGAAGAAATCAGAACATCAAAACCGCTGCACATTCTGAAACCCGAAATACAAAGTATCATAAACCAATACGGAATTGGAGCAACAGCATTTAACAACGCATTCGATTTTGGATTTATGGAAACCAGAGGTTTTGTATTTCCTAAAAAATTGCCGTGCCCAATGAAGCTATCAACAGACATCTGTAAACTTCCAAGTCCTCGCGGTGGTTACAAATGGCCGAAAGTAGAAGAAGCACACAAACACTTCTTTGGTGATGTTGGATATATCGAGCAACATAGAGGGGCAGATGATGCTTTTCACGAAGCCGATATAGTGTATGAGTTGTTTAAAATGGGTGTTTTTAAAATTGATTAATATGAAATATTTACATCGATTACTTTGTTTTTTAGGACTTCACAAAAAACACACAATAGAAAGAAATGGAGAAGTTAACTGGGTTCCAATGAGCATTAAAATTACAGAATGTAAGCATTGTAAAAAGTTTTATAAAATTGAATAGTATGTCAGAAATTAGAATAAAAAATAATAAAGAGAAAATTGTGAAATTGCTTAACGAAACAATTGATTTGCAATACAAACAAAATCTAAAAAGATTTAAACGTTTCTCAGAACAAGTAAAGCAAGTAGGAACTAAAAAAGAACCTAAAGAAGTCAAAATAAAAGTTGGTCATTGGTTTGAATGGTTTTACGATGAAGATTATCCAAACGATAAAAAACATGCATTAAAAATTGAAAGAAGCGAAATAGTTGAAGTTGATGGGAAAAAATCAAATCATTGGAATGTTATTCAATATTATTCTATAGAAGATATTTTATAAATATTATTTCAAAATCCCTTGATACTTCCAAAATGTCAACCCAATATTGCTCTACAATTAACAATATAAAAAAGCAATATCATGGCAACACTTTATTTCACACCTCGAACTACAATTGACGCAAACGTTTTTCAAGACCGTTTAGATAACTCACCTTTTCACGCTGAATGGAATATCAGAACTGGAGCTTACGAATTCAAAATAGAAGAATGGGAAGCTGACGAACTTGAAGATACAATTTCGCAAGAACTAGCATACGACATCAACGGAAGATTTGAATTTTTAAACTAAAAAATTATGTGGAAATATTGCAAAAGCTGTTTTTCAATGCAGCTATTCAAAAACGGAATTTGTCAAACCTGTAAAAAGTAGAAAAATGGATATAAAATCACAAGATTTGCCAACAATTGACGTAATAGTTAAGGCAAAATGCAAAAGAATTAACGGAACTATCGAAGAACATTTCATAAAACGCATCCATTCAAAAGAAACTTCAAAAGGTTGGCATTGGTCAAACCCAGAAATAAAAACTTATTTTACCCTCGAAGTTTTATCATTTGAATACTTGTAAATAATTAAAAATCAATTACATAAGTTTTAAGCCATCCATGTCGGGTGGCTTTTTTTATTTTCATAAAATGTTATTTTGTTGCAAAATATGTTATTTTTGTTGTAAAATATAACCAAAATAAAAAATTAAATCACAATGAGTCAACCCGTTATCGAATCACGCATCATTAAGACTGAACCAGTAAAGTGGCTAGAACTTCAATTCATCCAACAAGACGACTTCAAAGAATGGTTGCCTAATGGTGACAAGAAGTTAATCGAATCATTACTTAAATATCAATTTGCTGACCCTTTCAAGGTATGGCACCACAACGGGATAAACTATTGCCTTGACGGAAGACATCGATTTTTAGACTTGATGTCAGTTGCTGAAAATGGCTATACTGTTCCTGATATGTTACCAGCGACATTTATCAACTGCAAGGACATTAAAGAAGCAGCTGAATTAGTTTTGGTTTATTCATCAGCATACGCCAAAATTACTCAACAAGGATTGCTTGACTTCGTTAAGAACTTCGATTTGGATTTTCCTGACATGCAAGCCATAATGAATATTCCTGAATTTGATGATATTGCTTTTCAAGGTTTATTGCATCAATCATCAGGTATAGAACCAGGAGAGAAAATAATTCCTTCATCGCTAAAGGATAGTTTTATATTCCCACCATTCTCAATATTAGACACTCGCTCTGGTGCGTGGCAAGAACGAAAACGCAAATGGATAGAGCTTGGTTTCAATTCGCAAGAAACTCGCGAGGATGTCGAGCTAATCGCTAAAAGCGGTCAATCATCAGGCGTTTATGAATTAAAGAACAAGATGCGCGACATGTTACAACGTGAGCCTACTTGGGATGAAATCATTGATTACGCAAAGAAAAAAGGTATGCACGTCTATGAAGGCGCGAGTATCTTTGACCCTGTGCTATGTGAATTATCTTATCGTTGGTTTTGTCCTATTGGTGGCAAAATATTAGACCCTTTTGCGGGTGGTTCTGTTCGTGGTATCGTTGCTGGTGTGCTTGGTTATCCGTATGCGGGTATTGATTTGAGAAAGGAACAAGTAGAAGCAAACCGAAAACAAGCATCTATATTAAGCATTGAGAATGTAGATTGGTTTACTGGCGATAGTAACGAGGTTCTTGATGGTTATAAACCTTTGGATGGTTTTGATTTCGTGTACAGCTGTCCACCTTATGCCGACCTTGAAAAGTACAGCGACGACCCAAAGGATTTATCCAATATGAATTACGAGCAATTCAAAGAAGTTTACTTTTCAATTATTAAAAAAGCAGTAGCCCAACTAAAAGAAGACCGCTTTGCGTGTTTCGTTGTGGGTGATGTTCGCGACAAAAACGGATTCTATTACAACTTTGTCAGTGATACTATTCAAGCCTTTAAAGATGCTGGAATGGTACTATATAACGAAATCATTTTAGTAAACGTTGTGGGTTCTTTGGCTATAAGAGTAAGGCGACAATTCAACGGAGGTCGTAAGGTTGGTAAAATGCACCAAAACGTTTTAGTTTTCTACAAAGGTGACCCGAAGAAAATCAAAGATAACTATCCCGAATTAAACCTTGGCGAGCTCGAAGAAAGTACAGAGGTAATTTAGAACGAAACTAATATAAGAATTGGTTATTTTTACGCCATTATAACCAATTCTTTTTTCACAATGGCGCTTACTAACTATCAAATAATTATGGAAATTACTGAGAATATAATCGCTTACCTTGAAGGTGAAAAAAAGATAAATGAAGATGCTTTGAAAGCCTACGGAGATTCTTCGATAACTGAAAATGATGCTGAAATACGTCGTTTACGTGAGCGAGAAGCAATAAAGCTAAGACATAGTATTACTGAATTATCGCGACATATTGAGGTTATCAAACGTATGTATCCAAAAAAATAATTTATGGCTGGTGTTAGATCTTCCAAAGAAGAAACCGAAAGACGCGTGTTCACCATTCAAGGGTGGATAATTAGCGGTGTGCCCGATTATTTGATACTTAAAAACATTTGCAATCAATTCCAAAACAAAGACGGAAACCACATAAGTCGTCGCCAAGCAAAGGAACTTCTTAAAAAAGCCTACACCGCATGGCAAGAAGATGAAGAAGCGACTATTGAGCAAAAGCGTATCATGAGAATTGCTGAATTAAAACAGGACATTCGTAACATGAAAGAAAGCTACAAAGGTACACCGCAAGGAATGTCGGTTATAAATTCAATCAAAAAGGAAATAACAAAGCTTGAAGGTCTTTATATTCCTAAAGTAACCATATTGAGAGGTGACAAAGAAAATCCTTTAATTCCTGATTCTTTTGAGTTTAGCGAGGAAAAGCAAAAAAGGCTTGATGAACTACTCGAAAAGGCTTCTAAACTCAATGTTTAGATTTTTTTTAAATAAATAATAACATATATTGCAATTAAATTGCAAAATGTATTATTTTTGATGCAACGAAAAAACAACAAATTATGAAAAAATCAATTTTATTTTCTTTAGCTGCTGCAATGTTTGGCGCATCTGCTCAGGCTAATGTTTCTAAACAAAGTAAACACGAAATTAATCCGCCTCCAGAAGTAGACCAAATGGATAGTAATTTCTTTTTAAGAACTTCAAATGGTCCTATTTTTCATCCTACTAAAAGTCAAAAGATTAAAAACAAGGTAAATCGTTTAAGACGAGGTATCAAAAAATAAAGGCCATTAGCTTCAGACAATACGGGAAGCTCCCTTCGTTAACTGTGAAACTGTTTCATTTGGGTTAAAAGCGAAAGAATGATCCTGGGGAAGTAGTTTATTTGGCTATAACATAATTAAGTTTAGTGTACGTACGGCATGTAGAGATGAAACCGAAACAACTTAATTAGAAGGCAGTTCGATTCTGTCCTTCTCCACAAATATTTTAGAATAGATGTAGTAAACGGAGCGCTACAAGGGTGCTGAATATGGCTGAAACTAATTTTAAGACCATTGAAATTAGCTAAAACACTCTTCTAGATTGGTATATTCTAGTAGAAAAAGCAAGGGTTCGAATCCCTTTCTATTCACAAAGTTTAGTTGTTAATTTAAATATTGAAAAGCAATTTAGCTCATCCCCTTAGCGATAACCATGCGTTAGGCACAAATGAGCAAGTAGAACCTATCGGTGTGTTTAATCCGTCGTTATATCATTCTACTGCGTTGAGGTTATAGGGTAATGTATTGGTTTTTAATCTTCCCATGTTAATAACCGAGAAAGTAGAACAATGCAAAATCTGATCGTGTAACGTTAGCTATGCGTGGCTTATAAAAAACAGATTGTAAAAATTGCTTTTCACTATTTCATAATTTAAAATCAAATGATAATCAATATTACAAACTTCGTTACCGCTATTGAAAGCACTCAATTTTTCAAATCCCTTGAAGGAACTGACAGATTCAAGCAAAAACTGCTAATCAAAAACTACAAAAACATTTACCACGATTACGAGCAAGCAAAAAGACTTGGACTTGAATATGTTCAGCAGTATATGACTTCAATTACTGAATTTAAAATAATAAAAGAAATCATCGAGAATGATAACAATAGCAAATAATAAAGTTTTTGTTCAAGGTAAGCAAACAACCGACCCAACTCTTATTGGTTTGGCTATGCTGGATGCAATAGAATTAAAGCAAGACATGGCTGTTGACCATTCAGAACGCAGAGATAAAATAAACGCTTATATCAAAGCAAAACGATTAAGGAACACATTAGAGCGAAGAAATTTAATTGATATAGTTTGCTCGATGTTTATTTTCAGTTCAGAGGAACTTATTGAGCGTGCCGAAAAATTGCACATATCAAGAGCTTCTGCATACAACTTCACGGTGTTATTGAAAGACGCTAACATCGTTTCAAAAAAGGAACATTTATTCATTTAGAAAATGCTTACAGATGCTGAAATGTTAGAACTTGAAAATCTCTTAAAAGAAAAAGGGATTGACATTTCACGCAAAAAGCTAACCAAAATAGATGAAGACACCAATCCAAACTACAAACTCTTATTTGATTCAATCACTCAACAGAAGTACGATAAAGACGAAAAAGGTAATGATGTGCTTGTTTCTGGTTTTCGTGGTGCTGGACTTGAAGGTTCTTCGCGTTCAGGAAAGACATGGTCCGGTGTAGATATTATCATTTGGCTTTGTCTTTACTACGAGCCTAAAGGTTGCACAATCAATATCTATCGTGAAACCTACAACGAATTTAAAACAACTCTTTACGATGATTTCAAGCGTAGGCTTGATGATTACGCATTACCAAACCCTTTTCATAAATCGCAAGAAGTAAAGAGTTTTAAAATCGGCAAAAGCCGTATTTATTTTCTTGGAGACGGAAAGCATGGTGGAGGTTGTGACTATGCTTTTTTTAATGAGGTAATGTTTATTAGTCAATCGGTATTTGACCAAACAGAAATGCGTTGTCGTAAGTTTTGGTGGGCAGATTACAATCCTTCGGTTACTGATCATTGGTTCTTTGATAAAGTTCTTACACGTCCTGATGTTGCTTTTATTAGAACTACTTATTTAGACAACAAATTCATATCAGCACAGGAGAGAAATAAAATCCTTTCTTATGACCCTTGGTTACCTGGTTCTTACATTGTAAAAAACGGAGTGGTAATGTGTTACAACAAGATAACCAAAAAAGTTGAGCCTGTAACATCTACCAATCAACCACCACCGCATCCAACTAATATTCAAAACGGAACCGCAGACGAGTTTATGCACAAGGTTTACGGACTTGGACTACGTGGCGCAATGAAAGGAGTAATTTTTCAATACGTTGAATGGATTGATAAGTTCCCAGATGATAAATCGCCAATATATCCAAATGACTTTGGATTCACAACAGACCCAAATGTACTTGGAAAATATGCAGAGGACGAGTTTAATATTTGGATTGAGCCATTATGTTATGAGCCAATAGAAACTCCCGATGCTTTAGCTTCTTTAATGGAAGAACTCGGCATTGATAAAGCTAAAGACATTATTCCTTGTGATTCAGCGGATAAATACACTGGAGAAAACAAAGGAACGGTTGAAATGGTTCGAGGATTGAAACAAAGAGGTTTCATAAATGCCTATAAAATCAGCAAAACAAAATCGGTTATGTTTTGGCTGAACTCGATGAAGGCTAAAAAAATACACATTGTTAAAAATCATCTTTACCGAGAAGCGCTAAAGGAACAACAAAACTACCGAATGAAAGAAATCGGTGGAATCGCTATTAATCAGCCTATCGATAAGTTTAATCACATTTGGGATATGGCTCGTTATGGCCACATTGCGCATAATTCAAAAACACAAATATTCACAACAAGCGAAGAAGTTATAAAAACTATAAATTACTAATTATGGAAGAATTATTATTACAATTGGCTACAGAGCCAGACAAAGTTATTGCTAAAATAAAAGAGCAATCAAAAGATACTGCTAAAATAACTGAGTATCAAAAAGAGTACAAAGAAAAAGACCGAACAATCAGAGAAACACAAGTTGCAACCATTCAAAAAGATAAGAATGTAGGAACAGGAGAAAAGGCAAGACTTGTAAAAGCGGTCCGTATTCCAATAAATTTTGCTAAAAAGATAGTTACTACAGCTACCGCTTTTGAAGTAGGTAAACCAGTAACGTTAATTCCTTCAGAAGAAAATAGTTTATCAATGTTGTTTTCTAATATCTGGAAAACAAACCGTATTGATAGTAAAATTGCTGATTTAATACGTTTAAAGAAATCGGAAACACAAGCTGCAATTCAGTTTTATATTGTTGATTTAAAGCCTGAATCTATTTTAAATAAAATCCTTGTAAAGATTGGTTTAAAGTCACAAGCCAAAGAAATCAAATCAAAGATTTTAAACAACAAAGACGGAATAATGACTCCTTATTTCGATTCAAGCGGAAACATGATTGCTTTTATGTGGCAATATAAAGCTAAAGGTAATTCTGATAAAGAATTAAATCACGTTGAAATTTGGGATGCTGAAAAATATCATTATTTGAATGATGAATCAGGCAAAACAGCATACGCAACAAATCCAATACTTCATGGATTCGATAGAATTCCAATTGTTTATATTAGTCAAGAAGAGCCTGAATGGTTTGATGTTAAAGAAATGATTGATAGAATAGAAGTATCGCTTTCAAAACTTGGGGCTTCAAACGATTATAGCGCTTATCCGTTGCTTCAAATTTTTGGAGAAGTAAATTCATTTCCTGATAAAGATGAAAGTGGAAAAGTATTGCAATTCCCAATGACTAAAGATGATGAAGGTAAGTATGTAAATGGAAAAGCGGAATTTTTAAGTGCTCCAAATGCTGTTGAATCTGCAAAAGTTGAACTTGAAATGTTGAAAGGGTTTATTTATTCTATTTCCCACACACCGGATTTGTCTTTTGATAACGTTAAAGGACTTGGAAATGTTTCTGCCGTTGCTTTGAAATTGTTGTTTCTTGATGCAGTTATTAAGGCGACCATTAACGAGGGAGAAAATAGAACTATGATTGAAAGAATTATCAATGTGATCTTATCAGGAATTGTGAAAACAACAAACACTTCCTTATTGAAAGAATCACAAATCCTTTATTATGAGATAATTTTTAACTCTATTATTCCAGATGATGTGCAAACGGCAACGGATATAATTATCAATCTAAAAGAAGCTGGATTGATGTCTGCTCAATCAGCTATTAAATTGATCGATATGGTTGAGAACCCAGAAGAAGAATTGAATTTGATTAATTCAGAAAAACAAGCAGAACCAAATCCAATTACAACAGCTTAAAAATGAATATACCAAATGAATATAATATTGAAGATATAGTTCATCTAAAGCATGATATAGAGCAGTTGCCACGAATGGTGACTGCTATCATTTGGGATGGCCATAAAGTAATGTATGAAGTTATCTGTGCCGAATCAGTATCACAACATTACGAATTCGAAATATCAAACATTAAAACCATATACTAATGCTAAAATTTATCAAAGAGTTCTTTCGTAAAAGAGCCGAAAAGAAAGCCCGAATAAAATCTAAATTAGATAGTGTTATCGATGATTATAATAACCTAATAAACGAGTATAGGCTTATTCAAGAAAAGAAAAGTGAATTACCACTTGCACAAAGGCAGTTTGTGGTTGCTCGTGTACTGTATTTGATTAAAAAAGGACACATTCAAGTAAATCAATAACAATGGTAGTATCAGGAAAAATAAGAAGCGTATCACACGAAATGCAAGTGAGCGCTTCATTCAAAAAAAGGGAATTGGTAGTAAGTACCGAAGAACAATATCCTCAACATATTTTGATTGAATTTGCGCAGGATAAATGCGATTTACTTAACAACCTTCAAGTAGGGCAACAAGTAAATGTTTCAATCAATTTGAGAGGTCGTGAATGGGTAAATCCACAAGGAGAAACCAAGTACTTCAACTCGATACAAGGTTGGAAAATAGATTAAAAATTACCGCTTCTTACGAGGCGGTTTTTTATTTGCTAAATTCTTTATATTTATTTAGACTAAATTAAAATAATATTTTATTACATTTGTTGTCTAATATATTATTAACTAACATTTTAAGTTATGGCAGTAGAAAAATCGAAAGTGATAGCAAGACTTAAGGCTTTATTCCCTAAGGCTAATTTATCACAAAAAAGGTTAGACGCATTAGCGGATAAACTTGCGAGTAAACCAGCAGACGATGCAGACGATGCAGCGATTGATGTTGTGATTAATGATTTCAATTCCGTTTTAAGTATTGAGGATATCGCCCGTGAGGACGATAGAGTTAGAACGCTTGAAGCAGAGAAAAAGAAAGCAGAAGAGGCAGCAAAAGCAGCAGGCGCATCTAAAAAAGAAGAAGAAGAAGAAGTTATTGAAGTTGATAATGATGCTCCAGCATGGGCAAAAGCCTTGTTAAAGCAAAATGAAAAACTTACTTCTGATTTAGAAGCTTTGAAAACTGGAAAATCAATTGAAACAAAAAAAGCTACAGCATCTGAACTATTTGCTAAATCAGAAATTCTTAAAAGAATACCTGAAAGCATTCGTCCAAATTGGATAAATAGAATTGATGTAAACTCAGAAACTCCTTTTGAAGAGCAAATTCAAGCATTGGAAGGTGAGTATAGCGAATTGGTTCAAGTTAGTGCAGATAACAATCAATATGCACCAGCAGCAGGTGGAGGTTCGGCTGAAATTAAAGTTGATGCTAGCATTGTTGATAATGTAGTTAATATCTAAAAAAAGTTTAATCTTAAAATTTAAAAGTTATGTCGGGAACTACCGCTAATTTACACAATGCTGGAGATGCTTTTGATACTGCAAATGATAGTATCGTAATTGTATCGAACTTGGAAACAATTCCAGGAGGAAAGACATTGGACGTTACAGGGTTTTCACCTGCTGTTATTCCAGCTGGTCACCTTGTTATTGAAGAAACTGCAACAGGAGTTTTAAAACCTATGCCAGTATCAGGAACTGCTTACGGCTCATTGCCAGATAACCACACTTACAAAGGTGTTGTTGTATCAAGCGTATTAACTACTAAACCATTTGTATCTGTATTGGTACGTGGAACAGTAAACAAAAACGCTTCTAAGTATGCTATCGCATCAGTTTTATCTGCTGCAAAAACAGCTTTACCATTAATCCGTTTTACACAAGACTAAGCCATGAATCAATCATTATTCGTACAGTTTCTTGCTTATTTTAAAGCAATTGCAAAATCCATTGAAGAGAAAGTAAATGGTAAAAAAACAGAGTTAACGTACTTGTACAAAGAAATGTTAACTGAAGAACTAAGTGTAGACTTACAATGGAAAAGTTTAACTGTAAACTCAAACATTGTAGCTGCTGATATCGTGGCTTTAGATTCTGAATTGCCATTGAAAAAAAGAGACTCTTTTGGAACTGCTTCTGGAGATATTCCTAAGACGGGATTAAAAATGAAATTAACGGAAAAACAAATGTCAGACATTGATGTATTAAAAGCACGTAATGTTGAAACATCTGTTTTAGTTGATAAAATTTTCCAAGATCAGATTAAAGTAACAATGGGTATTCACGAAAAGTTAGAATTTATTTTCTTACAAGGTTTGTCTACAGGTATTGGTTTAGTTGAGGACGAAAACAATGTTGGAACAGGTATCCGAGTTGATTATGGTTACTTGGCGGATAATAAATTCGGCGCCTCTGTGAAATGGTCTGATGCTAATGCAAAACCAATTGATGATATTAAAAGAGTTATAAAAGAAGCAAGAGCAAAAGGGGATGTTATTAAAGTGTTGATGATGTCAGATACAACTTTTGATAAACTTGCAGAAAATGCTCAAACTCGTGAGAATTTTGCATTTAGTCAAAACTTTGTAGGTACTAATATTCCAACACCTGATTTAGAACAAGTAAATACTTTAATGCAAAGAAAATTCGGATTAACAATTGTTGTTGTTGATAGAACCGTAACTACTGAGCGTGATGGTGTTAGAACTATTCATACTCCTTGGGCTACTGATAATGTAATCTTCTTAACCTCTCCAAAAGTAGGTAAACTTGCTTATGGTATTTTAGCTGAAGAAACACGTAAGTCTCCAAAAGTGATGTATGAAAAATCAGGGTCATTCATCTTATTGAAAAAATGGTCAACAGAAGAGCCTTTTGCAGAATTCACTTCTTCTCAGGCTTTAGCGTTACCAGTAATCAATAACGTTTCTTCTATTTACTTATTGAATTGTGAAGAAGCCGATGCTTCTACTCAAACAGAAGGTGATGCAAATTTTGCGTACAAAGCGGTTAATTATACTAGAACTTCTGTAATTGCAGCTATCAACTTAGCAAAAGGCAAAACAGTTGCTAAATCTACAAACACAGATGCTACTTTATTGAAATATGTAAATGAGTTGTCTGCAGAAGAAATTTTAGTATTTGAAGCTAACATTGTAGCAGCTTAGTAAAAATATGTATTCAGAAGAAATCATACAATCTTTAACTGAAAGAATTGGGTTTGGTTCACCACAAGAGGATAGCTTCACTTTAACCATGAGTGAAGCCATCCAAATTGGTGCTTCTGGTCGTGTTTTCAAATCATTTCATTCATTAGTAACGTTAGAAAATATCATTGCTGCAGTTGAGAATATAAATCCAACGGCAGTAGAATTTATAGAGATATTGGATGAATTAAAAAAAGGTGCTGTTTTAGAGTCTTTAAGTTTAATCTTAGACTCACATGAAGGCTATATAAATGATGATAGCTATGATGCTACCATTACTCAAAATATAAGTCTTTTTGATAATGTAATTGGCTATAAAGTAGCGATTATGGTTATTGAAATGTTTATGACCACCAAAAGAAACAATATAGTTGAGCGAAACGCTAAACTTTCTGTATCAAATTTAAAATTGGAGTTAGAAGGATACAGAAATGATTCAGGTGTTTTGGTTGCTAAAGGATTGGTTCACAAGTTTGAAAACGCTATTAAAACCGCTCAAAAGAAAATATTTCCATTTAAAATAATTGTTCAAGACGGTAATGCTTGGTAATCATGGCAAATTATAACACATATACATCAATAGGAATTGATACTAAAATCAAGTTTATTCAAGATGCTTTACATGGCCATCTTGGATTTTCTAATGTTGATTTTTATGGGCGTGTTCAAAAAAGTTTGAACAAAGATTCAAAGACATTTATTCCAGAAGTTCATGTTTCAAAAACAGAACGCAAAGAAGTGTATTATGATGATAAAAATGCGCCAGGAGGAAATGTTTTTTTTGTTGAAGAAGATGATAAGCACACTACCAAAGATGGGATTGTGTTTGTCGCAAAAGTTAAGATTGTCTTTATGTTGAATTTGGACCAACTATATCCAAACGCAACCAATAGAGCTGATACAGAAATACAAGATCACTGCCTAAAATTGATTAGAAGATTGAAAGTTTTAGATATTACAGCTGTTGAAAAAGGGCTTTCAAATGTACTCAAAGGCTTTAATATCGAGAATGTAAAGTTACATGATATGCAGCCTTACCATATTTTCTCAATCAATGGCGATTTAAAATACATGTTAAATTGTAAAAATGAAAGAGTAATAACTAATAATAATGCAGGGACTGGTAATTCTTTTGTTTGCTCAAATGGAAATAAATATATTCAAATTCAACACACTTTTAATAATCCTTTTACACCCTCTTTACAGACAAAATTTAAAGATTTTACATCTTTAGAAATAACTGAAATGTGGTTAAATAATTATGATTATGCATGTGGAGTTGGAGGTTTAAATATTTTTATTTGTACAGATAGATTTGAAGTAGGAAGCACGATAAGATTTCAAAATAACTCTGAAATAATGCCAAACAATCAAATTTGGAACGGATATTATTTAGCAAATCAAACAGGGTACAGCGGAAATGGTTCTATTAACGGTGTTGAAATTGAATATCGTTTTAATCCTTACAGAAGCGTTCCTTATGGTTCGAATAACCCAATAACAAATCCTCCTTTGCCTTTTAATTTTTGGGCTGACACAGTAGAGCCAGTAATAATAAAAATAGAAGGTGGATTAGTTACAGAAGTCATTTCATTACCCATGAATGATTTTGCATACGAAGGATAAAAAAATATTAATTTAAAAACTATAAATTATGTCAAAAGCTATTATAGAGTGCGCTCAAGCAGACGCACAAACAATGAATACAGGAGCTAAAGAGCAATGTTTAACCGCACCGGTTGTACGTCATGCCTTAGCTGAAACTTCTCAAGAATTTGCTACAGCTACTGCAGCTAAAACATTAGCAAATTGGAGAACAGCAGAAGCCAACAAAGAAATCATCCCATTATTTGAGATTGAGACTTTGGCTGTTGCTGATACAGAAGACACTTACTACGAAGGTAGAAAGCGTTACAAAACAAAAAACGGTAAAAAAATAAGAACTTTTGAGTGCCATTTAGGGGCTTGTTCTCATAGAGCGTTAGCTTCTTACCACAATAAGAAAATGCGTGTTTATGAGTTTACAGATGCTCAAGAAATCAAAGCATGTACTCCAGATGGTACAAAAGTACGTGGTCAATTAGTTACTATTGAGGTTGGAAAAATGGTAGACGCTACCGATGAAAAACCACAATACACACCAGTAACTTTGACTTACGAAGATTACAAAGAGTTCGAAAATGGTCCAGTAGTTTTAAAACCAACTTGGTCACACATCGAATTACAAGGTATTTTCGATATTGATTTAACTTTAGTTTCTGCTTCTGCTACTTCAATCAAATTTACTGCTTCTGCTGGATGTTCTGGAGACGATGTTGTAAAGGTATTTGAAACTGCTGATATTACTTTGAAAACTGCTTTAGGAGTTGCTGTTACGCATTCATTTGTTGAGGCTGATGCTGAGGGAGTTTATGAATTAACAGGAACTGGATTTGTGAATACATTACAAATTAATCTTAACGGAGTAGTTCAAAAAACAGAAGCTACTTACGAAAGTACAGGAGCTTTATCTGTTACAGGTATATCTTAATATTTTAAGGTATGGCTAAAGTAATTCGAAACAAGTACAAAGGGATTACGTTTGAAGAAAATTATAGTAGAACGTTTGAGCAATTTCAAAAGGAATTTGAAAACACACACGTTTTCAAGTCTATTCCTCCAAAAGAAAGGCTTGCAGAGTTAAAAAAAGCGTTTAAAATCGCGACTGCAAAACCTAAAGAAGAAGTTTAAAACTAACTTATTGCAGAAGAGGACGTGTGATGTGGAAACATATTACAACGTCCTCTTTTTATTAATAATCATCATGGCCACACTAAAAGAACAATTACAAAGAGCAAATCAAATTACTCCCGAAAAAGTAAATCAGGAGCTATTTGATTTTATTCGAAGCATTGAATCGGAATTGACCGCTTTAAACAAAAAGCAATTAAACGAGGAATCAAAGGATATCTATGGCGATGCTATCGGGTTCTATTCCTATGCAACCGAAGTTATCACTAAAGGCGCTAAAAAGAAAGGCGAACCTTTCGATGCTAAAGATACGGGTAAGTTATTGGGTGGTTTATATGCCAAAATTCAAAACAACATGGTTGTCTTTGGTTCAACTGATCCAAAGGTGGATTTGATTATGGATTCCGATAATTGGCTTTCAAAAGACTTGTTCGGTCTTAGTGATGAGAATTTAAACATGGTTATTGAGCAAAAATTAAAACCATTTGTATTACAACTTTACAGAAACACATTAGAGATATGATTTACGATTCATTAGAATTACTACCATATAAATTATTCATGCGAATAGTTGAAAACGATTCATTAATAAATCTTTTATCCACCAATAAAGATGAAGATATTGAGGTTTTGAAACCTATTTGGAAATCATTATTTGAGGAGTACAAGGAAATTTCACCCGAAAAGGAGGAAATGAAATTACTTCATTTAAAGAAAGAAATTGAATTTTTAGAATGTAAACACAAAGGTATTGCAGTTGCTTTAACTGCTCTTGATTTTGACTACAATCATGAACTTGTAGACATTCTTATTGGTTACGGATATAAACTATCCAAAGAAACGTATTACGATGATTTAAAACGAATTGAACGCGAATCGGAAGCTTTATTGATGAAAGCTAAAAACATCAAAAAAAGACTTCCAAAAGAAGATGCCAATTCAGTTTCTACTAAAGTTACAATAGACCGAGTTTTTGCTTTTTATTCTTCTGTTTTGGGTTATGATTTTGACTACAATACTGTTTCGGTTACTAAGGTTTTAGCTTTAAAAGAGCAAGTAAATTCAAAGCTAAAAAGCATCGAGGAACAAAACGAAAAAATTAAATCCACCAAACATAAAAAATAAACACAATGTCAGGAGGAACTATAACACGGAAAGACCTAATCACAGATGAAGGTCTTGAATTCGGAAAAGAATATGCTAAAAATATTCGTTTGGCTATTGAAGCAAATGATGATTTAGTAGATTCCGCAAAAGCATTGGCACAAATTGCGAATTCATATCAAAAAGCTAATAATTCTCAAGCATTTATTACAGCTAAAAATGAAGAGAAATTGGCTTTACAAAAAGTTGAAAATGCAATTAAAGCAGAAGAAGCGGCTTTAAAAAGTGCGGAAAAAATTAAACAAGAAACATTAAGGACTAGAAAATTAGAGCTTGATGCTATCAATAAAGAAGAAACAGCTAAAAAGCGAAGCACTAAACTAACCATTGAGGAACGTGTTCAGAATGAAATTAACAACAGAGCACTAAAACAAGCCACCCTTGAAAAGTTAGGCTTGGTTTCGGCTTATGATAAGTTGAATAAATCAAGAACCGAAGCTAAGAATCGATTAAGAGATTTAATAGTTACCGAAGGTGAAAGTTCAAAAGCCACAATTAAAGCTCGTCAAGAATTTGAAAAACTTGATGCACAAGTAAAAAAAGCGGATAGAGCTGTTGGCGACTTTACAAAGAATGTCGGGAACTATCCAAGTTTAAAATCTTTTGCATCTGGAGTTAAAGATATAGCCGGTGCTTTTGGTTTAGCTGCTGGAACCGCGGCTTTTGCTTCCGTAATGCAAGGGGCGGTTCAAATTATAAAAGAGTTTGAACAATCTGTTGCAGATTTACAAGCCATAACCGGTGCAAGTGGTGCAGATTTAGAGTTCCTTAAAAAGAGTGCTATCGATATGGGGAAAGGCGTTAAGGGAGGAGCTGTTGCGGTTGTTGAATCATACAAACTTATTGCATCGGCAAAACCTGAATTGCTTGAAAATGTAAAAGATTTAAATGCAGTTACCGAGGCTGTTATAACTTTATCAAAAGCATCAGGAATGGAACTTCCAGAAGCTGCAACCGCTTTAACTGACGCGATGAATCAATTTGGAGCACCAGCAGAAGAAGCCGCTTTCTTTGTTGATGCATTAGCAAATGGTGCTAAGTATGGAGCTGCAGAAATACCTGATGTTACAGATGCATTATTAAAATTTGGTGCAGTTGCAAAAACTTCTAATATCAATATTAAAGAATCGACTGCCTTAATTGAATTATTAGCTGAAAAAGGATTAAAAGGAGCTGAGGCTGGAACTGCTTTAAGAAATGTATTGTTGAAAATTAGCGCTCCTGAGGCTTTACCAAAAGATGCCCAAAGAGAACTTGCTAAACTTGGTATTTCAATGGAAACATTAAAAGACAAAACAATTCCAGTACAGCAAAGACTTGAAGCATTAAAACCAATTTTAAACGATCAAGCTGCTGCAGTTCGTGTTTTTGGAATTGAAAACGTAGTTGCTGCTAAAAATATTATTGGTCATACTGATAGATTAAAAGAACTTACTGCTAAAATGGGAGAGTTTGGAACAGCAGAAGAACAAGCAACTATTAGAAGTCAGACTTTACAAGGCAAGACCGATAAGCTAGCTTCAACCTATGATTCTTTAATACTTTCTTTGGCAAACGGAAAAGGTCCTGTTTCTGAGTTCTTTTCATTTTTTGTGGAAGGATCGGCTGGCGCACTTGAAAGTATTATTCGATTAAACAAAGGGTGGGATGAATTGTATTCAGAGGCTAAACTAGATGGTATTAAAAAAGGAGCAAAGGAGTTTCAACGCGAGTTTAATGGAATATTTACTCCTGGTATATCTGACGAAAAAGAAGTTATTGAAGGGATTAAAGTAAGAGCGGAAAACCTTTTAAATGAATATAAGAAGCAGTATAACAAGAATAAAAAAGAATTAGCCGAATTTAATCCTTATGCTTTAAACTTTTTTGGACCATCTGGAAAGGATTTAACTCTTGAGAAAGAAGCTTTAACTAAAAAGATAGCTCAACAACAGTCTATAATTGATGAAGCTAAAAAGAAGTTTACTAATGTTGGTAAATCTAATAAAAGCACAGAGGTTGAAAACGAAGAGGAAATATCAAAATTAACTGCCGAAGAAATTAAAAAACGTCAAGACGCTGCAATAAAAGCAAGAAAGGAATATTTATCAACAATGAAAAAACTTGATGATGATGCTTTTGCTTTGGCTAAATTTAGAATGGATCAAGAGATTGAAATTAGCAACGAAATTGCAAATAATGAAAGTGAATCAATTCAGGATAGAATAGACGCTTATTTGAATGCTCAGCAAGTTGAGGTTTCATTAGCTCAAGAAACTGCTTCACATAAATTGAGAGCTATTTCTCAATATAGTGATGATGTTCGTGACTTGACAAATGAAGAAATAAATACTTTAATTAATGGTGGTGAAATCAAAAAGAAACTTACTGATGATGAAATTTTAGTTATTGAAGAGTATCAAGCAAAAAAAGAAAACCTTGATAAAAAAGATCTTGCTAATCGTCAAAAAATTATTGATTCCATTGTAGCTATTGAACAGAAAAAAACTGATAAGGTTTTACAAAATCAAGATACTGAATTAAACAAAAGACTTGAAGCGGAAAACAAACTTTATGCTGAAAATCTTGAATTATTAAAAGGTAATCAGGCGGAAATAGAAGCACTGACATTATTGCACGAGGAAGAAGTTTTCAATATCAAAAAAGAGTATGCTAAAAAGGCTTTGATAGAGCAAATCAACGCCTTACAATCACTTTTAGATGCAGAAGCTAAAAAGCCAGAAGCAGAAAGAATATCAGCCGATAAAATTGCAGACATTCAAAATAAAATTTCAAAGTATCGTGTTCAGCTATCAGAAGAAGATTTAAAAAATACTGAATTAGTTGCTAACAAAAGAGTAGAGCTTGAGAAAGAGGCTGCTAATTTAATTAAAGAACTTCAAAGTGAATTAACATCTACTATGAAGGATTTGGTGTTCGCTTTGTTTGATGCCAAAATACAAAGCATTGACGAGGACATACAAGCCAATGATGAATATTATGCCCAGCAATTGGAAATGGCTGAAGGTGATGCTACGCAAAAAGCATTAATAGAGCAAGAGCGAGACAAAAAACGTAAGGCTTTAGAAAAAGAAAGACGCAAGGAAGAATTTAAAGCTGCACTTGCTCAACGTATTTTGGCTACTGCCCAAATTGGTATTGATTTAGCAAAAACATTAACAGCTATCAATTTAGCTGCTGCTCAATTGGATGCTATCACTTTCGGAACGAGTGGAACTCCATACCGAGCAATTCAAATTCCTTTAGCAATTGGTTTATCGGCTGCTCAAACTGCTTTAGTTTTAGCTTCTCCACTTCCGAAATATGAACAAGGAACTCAAGGTAAACCTCACAAAGGAGGTAAAGCGTTAGTTGGTGAGGTTCGTCCTGAGGTAATCTTAGAGCCTGGTAAAAATCCGTATGTAGTTAGTAAGCCAACTATATTAGACTTGAAGCGAGGAACAGAAGTAATTCCATCTTTAAATGAATGGGATAAAATTCAACGCGCATCCATTTTGGCTAGTTTGGATATGGAAGGAAAAAAAGCTAAAAACTACCAAGGTGCTGATGCTTTTAACGCTAGATATGATGCTGAATTATTGGAGGAATTAAGAAGAAATACCGAAGCCACCAAGAAAAATAAATCAAATGTTGTAGTCCAAAACAACATTGATTTAGGGCACGAGATTTGGAAATTGTCTAACATAAAATGGAATGCATAATGAGTAATGTAAATCAATCATATTTCGATAGAGTAAGATTCATATTGCAGAATGATAACCTTGGCTCTTTGATTATAGAAGAGCCAATAGGTTGGAATAATGATGAAAAGGAACTTACAAGGCATAAAGATTATCATGGGATATTTCCAAAATTCTCAAACAACTTAAAGTTTCAAGGGCAAGCATACGACTACTTGAAAACAATTTATGATGTGTATGGAATTAATGCAGAAGTTCGTTTGGTAAAAGACGAGAAGCATCCAAAAACTGATATATGGACTAGATCATACTTTGGTTATTTAGATATGTCAACGCGACAAATTGAAGAAAACAAAATTTCTTTTAAATTTAATTCTGGTGGTTTAGAAATGGAAATTAAGGCCAGGGAATCAGAATCAGTTGAAATAACAAGAAATACTACTTTAGACGGGTTGCCATTATCGGATTTACCATTAAATGAAGTTGAATTAGATGGAAGAAGAATATTTTTAAAAACATTGTGGGAAGCAGACGAAGTAAATAATTCTATTTTCATGGGTGTTCGTTCAAGCGATGGTAACACAAGAGGTTTAACAGCAGGATATCCATTTAAGTTAATTACAAAATCACACGATGAAGCACATTCTGTAATTCCTTCTAGTGAAGGTTCTGAAAACAACGGAAGTACAGGAATGATGATGCTTGCTATATTTGATAGAGAAAGAACAATAAGACTTACAGGAACCGAGACGTCTTTTCTTCCAATAATTATAGAAAGTGACTGGCAATGGGCACAATACAAAATTTCATTAGTTATTTATGAAAATGGAATAAATTATAATGTTAGAGAAAGAAGAACTCTATTTTTTGCAGATACAAATCCAAATGGAGAAGGAGTTACGACATCGTTATATAATTTTCAAAGACCATTATTTCCAAGCGGATCAATAAATACTGGAAATACTTTTAGTTTTGATTTTGATGAAACTATTAATGTTCAATCTGGAGATTCTGTGGCAATTGAAATATTTATAAAATCAGATTTAAGAAATACTGCTGGTTCAGAAAGGTATTATGTAACTACAACTGAAATGAAAGGTAAAATAGTTGCAGAAGAAGATTCCTTCTTTGAAAAATCAATTTCAAAATGTGTGTTGCCACATGAAGCTGCAGAAAGACTTATTGAAATTTATACAAATAAAAAGGTTTTAAAATCGGATTCTTTAGGCAGAACAGACATTGGATATCAAACTGACGGCAAAGCCTCTTTAGTTGGATTGTCTCATGGTTTTTGGATTAGAGGATTCGATAGTTTGCCTATAGGAACAGAAGAAAATCCAAATCCTTTCAGACCACTTACGACTTCTTTAAAAGAATTTTTGGAGAGTTATTCTGCAACTCATAATTTAGGCTTAGGAATTGAAAATGACGGATTCAAAGAGTTTGTTCGAATTGAAGAGTTGGGATATTTCTACAATAGAAATACAACTATTAAATTGCCTTATCAAGTCAAAAAAGTAAAACGTTCTGATGCTGTAGATTACTTTTATTCTTCACTTGAAATGGGTTACGAAAAGGGAGGTGATTATGAAGAAGCTTTTGGTTTGGCTGAGTACAATGGAACAACAAAGTTTTCAACTGTCATAAAAAGATTAACTAACAAATACACTAAGTTATCTAAATATAGAGCAGATAGTTATGGTGCTGAATTTGCTAGACGAAAACCAAAACTTACTCATGGAACAGAAGATACTCGTTACGATTCAGATGTTTTCCAATTTGATATGAAACGCGATACTTTAAGCAATGTTTTCAAGTTAAGAAAATGGCAAGATGATTTTGAGATTGCGCCCTCTGGAACATTCTCTCCAGAAACTGCATATAATTTACGTTTGTCGCCATTCAATTGTATGCTTAGACATGGTTGGACTATTGCTTCGGGATTGACAAAATATTTATCTGATTATGTTAGATATGCAAGTTCAACAGCTAATAGTTCTCTTTCTACAAAATTGATTGGTGGTAATGAATATGCTGAAAATGGAAATATTATTAACGCAGAACTTGGAAGACCTCGATATGTTCCTGAATTCATAGAATTTGAGCACGAAGTAACTTTTGAAATTAACCAACTATTAATGGGTTCAAAGGTTGTTTTGGGTAAAAAAATACCAAATATTTATGGTTGTATAGAATTTACAAACGAAAATGGAGAACAAGAAAAAGGTTTTTTAATGAATTTAAAGCCTAATAAACAAGGGCAATGGAAATTACTTAAAGTAAATTAATTATGGCAAAAATTTTTAAAATAACATTCAACGAAGATTTAGTAGTTGGAAGTACTTTAACATTTGATATTAGAAATAATATATTCACACCTTCAATAGTCGTTTCTTTAGGACACCAATGGGTAACTTTAAGAAGTGCTGCATATAAGGTTACAGCAGGTGTTCCTGAAATTGATAACCCAGGAGAAGCAACAGCAATTTTATATATGCAAGCTATACAATTGGATTATGGTGGAACTTTTTCTAATATATCAAGAGTTGGGAATTCGGTTTTTTTAACTGTTGATTATAATTATATTGATTTTGAAGGTGGTGTTGCAATGATGAATCCTTCGCTTGCTGCTGATGTTGATTTTGAATTGGTAACCAATGTAACTACAATTGAAATAGATTCAACTTTATTTTCTCAAGCTTCGACACTTCCTTGCAAAAATGTATCAGTGGAAATTGAAACAAACATTTTAGCGACAAAAATTATAAGTCCGGTGGCTGTAAATCCTAACACAAACAATCCTTTTAGTTTTGAATGGTTAAGAGGTCAATCCATTAATATTGTTGTTGAGGATGCAAACGGGAACCAATACACACAACAATTATTTGCGCCAAGTTTATTAAGTCCTAATGATTTTAGTTTACAGATAAATGTAAGTCCTGGAGGAACAACAGCAATAGTTGAAAATTCAGTTGCAGTTGGTTTGGATTTTGAATATTCATTAGATAATTCAACTTGGCAAACTTCAAATGTATTTAGTGGCTTGATTGCTGGAAGCTATACTTTGTATGTTCGTGATCAATTAGGGTGTGCAATTTCCAAGACTTTCATGGTTGATGAATACGGAATTCAAACACCATATTTTTACATTTCAAAAGCAAATAGTATTCGTTTTGCAAATAGAATTGATTTTGGTGATGCTGGAAATTATAAAACAGATGAAAACACTTTGAGTTGTGAGGCTGATGTTTTACTTCCTTACCATGAGGTGCAGTTGTTTCAAACGGCTGATGTGATTACAACACAATTCAAATCGAATTATGAAACCAATACAGCAAAAGTTATTCGTGCCAATGGACTTGAGGTTTTAGTTCCAGTTGTGAAAAAATCAAACTACATTGGGAATAAAGATTCTCGCGATGCTCGTAAGTATGACTTAGGAAGTGGTAAAACAGGTATTTATTTTACTTCTGGAAACATTTATAATTACGATACTGGTTTTCCAACAGGAGAAACACATTACTTAAATGGTGGGATTCCTATTTGGGCGAAGTCAGGCGGTTATGTGAAAGTAGATAGTGAATGGTTTTTGATTGAAGATGTATTGTTTGATGAAAGCAAAAATGCCGAAATTATAGTTATTTCAAGTAGTTATTCGGGTGTTGAGGTTTCGGTAATTGCTGGAACTATTTACAATATTTTTGACTATGAAATTTACGAGTTTACTATTGATATGGTAGATTATATCGATGAGGTTATTCGTGTTTCAATCATTGCAGAAGACGACAATTTCACAACTATTACTTTGCTTTCGGAAGATATCAATATTCAGGTGCTGCATGAGTTTACAAAAGATATAAGCTATTGGAATAATGATAATAACGATGTGTTTTATGCAACAGGAATAAAGCACAAAATTAGACTTCCGTATCATAAGCGATCAGGTGATGTTGACGAATCTTCAGAAGTACATAAAACGGATGTTAGTTCTGTTCTTTTGAGTTCTGAATTATACGAGGTTGACGAGTTCAAATTTGAGCCTGTAACCAAAGAAATTTGGAGAAAGCTTATGATTGCTTTGTCTTGCAAAAACGTTTTAATTGATGGCGTTGGTTACGTTAAAAACAATAGTTTCGACACAGAAGGACCATTGGAAGACACAAACCTTTACGTGTTATCTGCAAAGATGATTAAAACGGGTAATGTATTTACTTCTGAAATTTCTGGAAGCGTTGATTTCGATTCAACAAATATTGAAGTACCAGGATTGATTGATATTGGTTCGGGTGGTTTCTTGAAATACTAAAAAACAAAAAACGGATAACTTCTAGGCTATCCGTTTTTAGATTTGTTTTACTCAAATGAGTAATCAACTTAAAGCCACTTTAATTAGTGGCTTTAATTATTGGTATTTTTTTTAATCTTTCGGAAATCTTATTTAATCTTTCTTCTAGTTCATGAGTAACTTTAACTTCTGCAACAATTGTTTCGTTTACCAAAGTAAATTTATTCCCGTCTTTATCAGTAATCATTTCGGGTTTTTTCTCGCCAGATAGGTTTTTATTTTCCATAGCTAAGTAAGTTTAATTTTCATTATAAAATTCAAAACACGATTAAGTAAACGACTATCTTTAATATCTTCTTTCAAAGATTCCTTAAATTCACTTACTGCATTATTTAATTTTATTTGAGCTATATATCGTTGATAAAAATTAGAATTTTCAATTTCCTTTTTCTGTTCAATACTTAATAATTCAAAGGGTCTTTCTTTTGAATCAAAATTTTCATTGTAGAAATTCTCAAGTAAATTATCCATTGATTTTTATTTTTTCTATTGCCTCTAAAGTTTCATTCCAAAATGAATTAAAATCATGAAAAACACCTTCTTCATCGCAATAACTTGTTTCAAGACCTTGCGCTTGAATTACTTCATAAACACACATTTTAGCTATTCCTTTGCAATTTTCTATAAATGATTTTTCACATTCATAATCACCTAAATGTGTATTATCTGCGAATTCTCTAGCTTTATTAAATAATTGTATCGCTTTTCCTGTTGGACTCATTATAATTCTAATTTTTACTAAAATTCTCTAATCCTTTTCTGTGGGTTTCCTCGTCAATCACGGTTAAGTTCTTGTGCTCGTGAATGTGGGTGTGATAGTGGTGGTTTACTGATTTATCTATATAAGTTGGCTTTTCCTTTCTATCAGGAAACAAGACGCCACCGATGAATCTGCCAACAAGCCAGCCACCGCCTACAAGAATAATAAATAATAGAACGAAAAACCACATACGCAAATTTACAAAAAAGCCTTTTTGTCATTACATAAAGTCTTAATAATTACAAAATTAAGTGTTATTTATATTTAGACTAAATAAAAATAATTACATTTGTGAAAGTAAAACGCAATCAAAATGAGTACAATATCTTATTTAGCATCTTTAGTAAATCAAGTCATTGGAAGGCAAAATGCAATAGAATCTAATGCTAAAAAAGTGGACGAATTACCACATCAAACTACATTAGAACCTACTTCAAAACTTCCAGTTTCAAGACTTGGAGTTTCAGAACACATAACAGTTCAGCAAATTATCAGCTCAATTCAAAATAGCAATTATAATAAACTTTTATCGGTTGGAGCTATTGACGTAGAAGGAACAGATATTATAGTTGAAAGAGGTGTAAGTGCTCAAATAAATGGTTTGTTATACAGCACATCAACAGATACTATTATTCCAATTACTTTATGCGCTTCAGGGTTCAATAGAAAAGACATTTTAGTATTGACTACAAGTAACACTATAATTGCAATATCAGGAGAAGAAACAGATGGTGCTATTGTAATCGCACCAACAACTCCAACAACAGATGCTATTTATATTACTGAATTCGATGTTAGTGATTCTGCGATAGGGACACCAATTGACCCAATATTAGGGAATTATTTCAAAAAGAAAACCGAAAATTTAGACTATAGCTATCCAATTTTAAAAGGAACAAGAGCTGTAATTCAGTTAAGACCTGAAGGCCATAGTTATTATTATCTCGAAAGTTCTTTATTAGTTTCGGTTGATGGATTTGGATTATCTTTAATTACAGGCAATCCAGATGCGGAAATGCCTTATCCAATGAAAGATTTATTCATTCATAATACAGGCACAACACCATTCACTTTATTACATAATGGAACAGGTTCCGCAACTTCAAAATTCTTTTTTTTAGATGAAACCGATTTAGTAGTGCCACCAGGAGGAAAAGTGTGGTTAAAATATGGCGGAACCTATTGTCAGCTATTTTTAACAAGTTGGACTGAACAATCTATTCCAACGTTTCAGCAAATAACTCAATCAGGTAACACAACAGAAGATGCAATTGAAACTGGTGGTTTTGTTACTAGAGATTCTGCTAATGTTTGGCAAATAACATTTAATGATGGCAACCTTAACAAAGTTGCTAACTTACGATCAGAAGCAACTATAGATAATGTTGTTACATATACTTTACCAAATGAAAATGGAACAGTAGCTTTAAGAGAATGGGTATATGATAAATTTGCGTCTAAAGAAAATTTACTCCAATATAATTATGATTTTTCAGAACCAATTGATTCAATTAGATTAGAATTACCGCCTACAGAATCTTATTTAATAATTGATTCACTTATTAATTCTATTCAAGGTTTTAATGTTTCATTTAGTGATTTGTTTGAAGGCAAAGATTATTTTATTTATAATAATTCATCAGATGAAATAACTTTAAAGCATAATTCTAGTAATGATATTTATGATTTTAATTTTAAAGCAGGTGTTAATATTCAACTACCTAGAAGAGGTGTTATTCATTTAAAATTTATTGGTGGGAAATTTATAGACGTTAATAAATCTTGGGAATATTTTAATGAATTACAAGGTGTTAATATTAATAATGCAGCATTTGGTGAAGTATTAACTTACAATAGTTCATCACAATTATGGGAGAACAAAAAAGTATATAATGATTTACAAATTAGAAGAAATGGTATAACTATTTTTGATGATATGATAGCAATAACAGCTAGTGACTACTTTCAAAAATTAACATTCAATAGTGGTGGTTGGTCAGTATCTACTTTATCTAATGAAAATAATCCTGGTGTTATAGCAATCACATCATCAGTTACTTCAGCAAGTAGTGGTGGTAGTATTATACCTTCAAGTACAGGATCTCCAAGAAATTATGCTGTTGGTGTGGGAATGCAATATGATTTGATAATGAGAACAAATGCATTGAGTGAAAACGTCATTATCAGATTTGGTATAGTTGCGGGAACAACAAATGCAACACAACCTGCAAATGGGGTTTATTTGAGGTTAAATAATAGTGAGTTAGTTGGACAAACTGCTAGCGGAAGTGTTAGAAGTCAAACATCAGCATACAATGGTATAACAGAAGCAACGTGGTACCATTTTAGAGTAAAAATGGTATCAGAATCTTTATCTGTATATGAATTATATGATATGGATGGTACATTGTTATGGACTGACAATCTTTCAACTAACTTACCAAGTATTGGTGAGGGAGTTCAACCGACATTCATTGCATATAATCAAATTGCAGAAGCAAGACAAATATGTCAAGTAGACTATATCTCATTTACATACCCACCAATGAATAGAGGTGCTTTAATATAATATAAAAATTTATGATACTGACTAAATATAGAATGATAAACAATGATGGGTCTTGGACTGAAACAATGCAGTTTGAAGAAGCAGAACAACACGGAAATTATATAATAATTGAAGAAGAAGTTTTTGAAAATAATAATGAATAAACCCTATTAGTACTTCTAACTCCAAAAGAACTATTAAAAATAATTTATGAAAACACATCTAAACGAAATATTACACTTCACAGCTCCTAAATTTTCAATGTTTATAGAGTTGTTCAACAAGCCTTTGTTTGGTTTTTTTACTCTTTCATCTACAGTAGTTGCTGTTCAAATTGTTAGCTTTTGGGGTGCCGTTGATTTATTGACAATTTTATTTATTGCCGATTTTGCTACAGGTATTTTAGCCAGTTGGCTTATTTGGAGAAAAAAAGAAGATCGAAAAGATAAGTGGTTTTTTGGCAAGGGTGAAGGTTTTTCATCTGATAAATTCAAAAAGATGTTTATCAAGCTGATGGTTTATCTAGGAACTCCAGTGGTAATAGATAAATTTCAAGATACTTTTCTAATTAAAAATTTAAAGTATTCAACCATTTCAGATGCCGAAATTGAACTCACAACATTTATAATCTTGCTTTTTTGCTTAAATGAATTCTATTCTATTTTCAATGAAAACCTGCCAAAATGCGGTTTTAACCTTTGGGAAAGAATGAAGAAAATAATCGGTTTCTATAAAAAAGTAAAAACGGAAATTAACGAAGCTAAATAGTAAAATATGGATCAGATATCATTTGAAAGGATTAAAACAGCTCATCCTAAAATTAAGGATGAATTAGGTGCTTTGTATATTACTGCTAATAATAAATTAGGCAAGTATGTTCGTTTAAGAATTACAAGAGTTTACTCAACTCCAAAAGAACAACACATTTTATTTTTACAAAAACCAAAAGTTACAAATGCAGATGCCTGGGAAAGTATTCACAATTATGGATTAGCATTTGATATTGTTTTATTGATAGATAAAGATAAAAACGGAACTTTTGAAACGGCAACCTGGGACACCTTAAAAGATTTTGATTTTGATGGAACAGCCGATTGGATGGAAGTAGTAAAAGTATTCAAAGATGCTGGTTGGGAATGGGGCGGTGATTGGAAAAAATTTCCTGATGCACCACATTTTCAAAAAACATTTGGTTTTAATTGGAAAGTTTTAAAACAAAGAGTAGATAAAGGAATTACAATAACTGAAAACGGAATTGTTTATCCAAAAATTTAATTTTCAGTTTTAAACTGTTTAAAAGTATTTAAAAACCATTTAAAAAGTGTTTAAATTATGGAAGCACCACAAATCAATCTTCATAAAATCAATTGGCAACGCATATTCCTAATTGGAATTATCATTGCTCTATTATGTTTGAATTACGTTCAATGCGAAAATCAAAACATTGCAACAGCAACTATTGAAGCCCAAAATTCTGAAATATCAACCTATAAGTTGAGAAATGGTCAATTAGTGACAAGTCAAAAAGTGGCAACTCTAACCGAGAAGGAATTGAAAGAGCAAGTAGTTTCAAAGGATAAGGAACTAAAAGAAATCATAAAGAAGTTTTCGGATGTAAAATATGTTACAAAATACGTTACCAAAACTAAATTTGATACCATTACATTAGCTTATAAAGATTCTGTTCCTTGTAACTTTCAAAAAACAGATGCAATATTCACTGATTGGTATTCCTTAGCTTACAGAAGCAATCAGCATGGTGTTGAGGTTTATGATATGGTAATTCCCGATAGTGTTACAATAGTAACCGGTTACAAAAGAAAATGGTTCTTAGGTTCTAAAACGTTGGTAGTAGATATCAAACACGATAATCCTTTTGTTAACCCAGAATATATCCAACAAATTGAAGTGAAAGAAAAAAAGAAATGGTATCAAACCGATTTGTTTAAAGTTGGTATTGGAATCATTGGAGGAATAATTATCACTCGATAGTTTATTTGAAGTTATAAAACAAAAAGGTGTCAATTGCGACACCTTTTTTTATTTTCCTTTATCCCGAATGTAACCAATAAAAATTACACATACAATCCATGCAACAAAACCGAAAACCCATTGATACCATTCCATAACTACAAACTATTACTTACTTTTTTTAATTTTTCAAACTGTCTTTGCTTTTCTCCAACAGCATAAACACTACTTACCATTTTAGTTCCTTTGTGGTTTGCCATTCGTGCAGCATCTTCCAAAGATAGCATTTCCGTAGTTTCATCCAAATTTAAATGTTTAAGCGAATAAAAATCCGCTGTAATATTCAACATGGTTTTTACGTTTCTTTTCCAACGTAGACGAATTGCGTTATAGCTTAACTTCTTTGATCCTGGAACCAACCCAGTAGAAAAAACAAAATCATTTTTTCGAGCTCCAAAAATAGCTTTATTCCAAAATGGTAAAGCAACATCTTTTATTACGCACTCTTTCCATTCATAGTTAGTGCCCTTCTTTACTAAAACCTTATATTTTTGCTCTTTTATATTTACATCATCAATTTTTACCGATAGCAATTCCGTTATACGAATACCAGAGTGAAAGAATATTTGAGTGAAAGTATGAAATTCTGGGTGAAACCTTTTTAAGTGTTTTACAACTTCAGTTCTTTGGTCTTTTGATAGTACCTCACGAATTTTTTTAACTTGCTTTCTTTTAGATATATCGCGAATTATATTTGATTCGATTGCTTCCCATTCCACAAGTTCCGAAAATACAATACTAAGATAAGAGCGATATTTATTGAATTTATGTGCCGAAAATTCTCCTTCGGTTTTCTCTAAATTTTCAATAATCAACTTTATATGCTTTCTTGAAATTTCAGAAACAGCAATATCCTCATATCGTAATTGTTCAGATGATTGCTTTACTTTTTTCACTATCGCTTTCAAGTCTTCCATTGTACTAGAAGCTTTTTTAATCATCGCCACAGATAAATCCAAAGAAATATTAAAAGGAGTTTCTGGGCACAATTCAGTTAAATGCTTTTTAACTTCTTGCACCGGTTCAATCATAAAGGTTTTTGTGATTGGATTATATCCTTTGTCAAAAAATAGCTTTGGAATTTCCTCAATATACAATTGAATAGCTGCTTTTCTTTCTTCTAAAGTTTGAAGTTTGTTTAATTTTTTACGAAAAGGAAATCCTTTTGGATATTTTTCTTTGAATTTTGGATCATAAAAAACGCATTGAACATACCAATTTATTGATAATGCCTTCTTGCCTGTAATAGTTTTCCAGTTTTTTGGTGAAGCCCATACTTCGGAGCATTCACAATCGAAGTGAAGTTTTTTCATTTGTTTGTAATTACATTGTCGTTTACGTTGCCGTTTTAAATGTAACTACACTACTCGAAAGTCTTTAAAAAAAGTGCTAAACCCTTGTTGGGAATAGGTTTAGCACCTTGTAGCGAGAGGGAGATTTGAACTCCCGACCTCAGGGTTATGAATTCGACAAACATAAATACCCGTTATGTGTAATTACAGTAAAATCAATACTTTACAAGTCTTGACAAACAACAAATTTTGTTAATATTTTAGTTATTCATTCCTTTTTGCATTGTCGTCAATGCATTACGTTAAACATCAGTTATTTCAATACTTTCATCGGTTCTAAAGACTTTTTTTTCAAAACCATAAACCCAATTACAATTAACATTATAAACTTTACATACTTGCTCTATTTGAATAACTGTAAAGTGGTTTGTTCCTTTTTTAATCTTCGAAAGTGTTTGTTCAAGAATTCCAATTTCTTGACAAAAATCCTTACTTAGCTTAATTTTTTTTTTAAAAATTAGCAATTCTATAAGTCTTAATATCCTTTTGTCAGATTCGTACATATTATTTAAAATAATAAAGCAATTCTCCAACCTTCCCAGAGAAGTTGTCCTTGTTCTCGAATTTTATATAGTTATCGTTTTTATAGTATATAAATCTAATATCATTTTGATTTCCCATTTTAGCAAAGTAAGTTTTTGTAAAATCAGTTTCTTCAGTTGATATGATTTCATATTCAACAGCTTTTTTGCCACTATCAATTATTATTACTTTATCAGAGATAGAAATTTTTGTTTTTCCAGCAGGAACTTTACCATACTGGGGTGAAAGTACCTTTTTAACTTCATATTGCTTTTCTTGCCCAAAAGAATAAATAAAAGCTAAAAGCATAACGATTATAAGTGATTTTTTTTTCATAATTGTAATTTTTTAAATTAGAATAAATGGCTTGACGCCTGAACTTTAAATATTTGTAATATACTTTCTTTTTTAATTTGTTGAGGAGGGAACTCTTCTTTTTTACCGTCAGTTGGTTTACTTATTAAAGTGTAATGATCATCATCTTTTCCTTCTGTAATGATTTTAATCATCCTAAAATTATTAGTCGTTACAATAGCATAAACCTCGCCTAAAGGAAAGAACTCTGTCCAATTTTGAATTCTAACTAATCCAACAGCATCACCATGAGCAATTAACTTTGCCATACTTTGCCCAGAATTACGAACTACCATATCGCAACCAATAAAGAATGGATGGTTTATATATGATGTTGGGGAAATCGTTTGATTATTTTCTACTTCAAGATAACTAGAAGTAAATTCAACATCATAGTATGGAACACCTTTATATTGTTCTACTTCAGATAAAATCTCAATAGCTTCTTCTTTTCGAGAAACACCATATTCTTTTCCAGTTAATAACCATGTCTGGCTTACTTCAAAGTAATCTGAAAGTGCTTTCAAATTACTTGCATTTGGTTTCGTATTTTTATTAATTATTCTACTTATTGTTCCTTGGGATACTCCTGTTTCGTTTGATAGGGTGTATGCTGTAACGCCTTTCTTTTCAAGTAGTTCAGTTATTCTTTGACCTATTTCCATATCCTTATGTTATTTAAAATGAATATAAATTACAAGTAAAATGAATAATTTATCTTTCAACTACTTGCAAATTACTTTCATAATGCTTTATATTTGCTCCATACAAAAAGCATAATACAAATTTAGAGTAAAAATGAATTCAAAAAACTTTTACTCTTCAATTTAGAATCGTTAAAAATAAGTTCTTTGACATATTAGGGTTTAAAACGGGATAAGAGCCGAATAACGAACAGGGCAATGCAAAAAATAATTTACGTGTAGATTATCAATATAGGTGGAACTCCTTCAATGCAACTTAAAATGTGTTTCCGATAAGTCTTATTCTTTTTTAAACGACCGCCACGAGGGGCGGAAATACCTGTCAATTGCCCTTACAGCGAATGGTTAATCAGATCGATACTGGTTAAGGGCGCTAAATAAGAAACAAAGATGAAAGAAGAAATTTTTAATATCATTCGAACAAATGTTCCGCTTCGTAAAAGTATTGCGGATTATTTAGGTGTTACTGATTCAACAGTTTATGGCCATGCTATAAGAAAAGCACCAAAACTAAATGATGCTATTGTGGTTGAAATAATCAAAAAGCATACAGGTAAAAAGTTAAATGAAATTTTTACTAAAGAAACTCTTGAATGCATAAAGTAATTGCTTATGAATAAGCGAGAAAAAATACAATTCTATAAGCAGCAACTTGAATCATCAAGACAATTAATGGCAGTTGCTCAACAGAACTACAATTTAGCTACACGACTCGAAAGTCAAGCTTTAAGGGCTTTGGATATGTTGGGGAATAGTCCAGAGCCCACCCGAAAGGGCACGCCTTTAAGCGATACGCTTAAAACTACACTATTAGGAAATCTAACTAAACCTTAAAAAAAATGAGTATGAAAATCCTCTTACTACAACGCTTAGAAAATACTTCTTTAAGCGATGCGAAATCCCTTGAACTATTAGGGAGAATAATTAGAAAAGAATTCGATGCAACAGAAAATGAAGAAAAAGCATTCGAATTGCTTCAACTGGCTTACAAGTATCAAATACCACAACTTGGTGAAATGCTTGATGATTATTCATTGTCGGACTTTAAATGGTTTATGTAATGGATTCAATGACTATAAAATTAATTGACGCTAAATGGTTTCTAAATAATAAATCATTTGAAGAGCTAAATCCAAACGAGCTACAATGTTTGGATAACTTTTTTTCTAATGTAAAAAATAAATTAGAAAAAGCGAATAGAAGTTTAAAAAATTTAAAATCACACAATTACAAATTTGAAACTAATGAAAACAATTAAATTACAATCGATTTCTTTATTAAACTTTAAAGGAATCAAATCAATTACTATCAATGCTAAAAGCAATAACATTGATATTCAAGGCGCAAACGGAACAGGTAAAACAACTATCGCAGATGCTTTTACTTGGTTACTTTTCGGTAAAGATACTACCGATAGAAAAGATTTTGAGGTTAAAACATTGGACCAATTAGGGCGAGTAATTCCAATGATTGAACACGAAGTTTCTGCGGTTCTTTTAGTAGATAATGAAACGCTAACTCTTAAACGTGTATTGCGTGAAAATTGGGTTAAGAAAAGAGGAAATGAAGAAAGAGAATTTTCGGGCAATGTAACGGAGCTTTATTGGAACGATGTTCCGATGTCAGTAACAGAATTTACCAAAAAAATAAATGATGTATTGAATGAGCAAGTATTCAAAATGATTACATCACCTACTTATTTCAACTCAATTAAATGGCAAGACAGAAGAAACCTTTTGATTGACATTTTTGGAGAGGTTTCAAATGAAGAGGTAGCGAGAGGGAATTCGGCTTTTGAAAACTTACTTGCTAAACTAACGCAAGGTAAAACGCTTGAAGATTACAAGGCGCAAATCTTGGCATCAATCAAAAAGGCAAAAGACGATTTAAAAGATATTCCTGCTCGTATTGATGAGGTTTTCAGAAGTAAACCAGAGGCACAAGATTTTAGAGTTTTAGAAATTGAACTTGAAGGTTACCAAAAGCAACTTGAAAAAGTAGATTTAGAAATTGCCGATGCAAACAAAGCGTTTGATTCAAAATTAGCTTCACAGAGAGATTCAAAACTAAAAGTAAACAATCTGAAAAGCGAAATTGAAATCATTGAGCAAAATGCCAAAAACGAATCTAATAATAGATTAAAACCTGATACTTACGCTTTAGATAATTTGGTAAAACAAAAAACCGATAAGGAACAAGAATTACAATCTTACGAATCAGCTTTAAAAACGCTTGAAACTAAAAAAGAAGGAATCGCTTCTCAAATTACTTCAACGGAAAAGCAAATGGCAGATAAGCGCCAACAATGGCACGATGAAAATGCCAAGGCTTTGGAGTTTAAAGAAGATGATTGCACTTGTCCTACTTGTAAACAAGCTTTACCAACTGGAGACATCGAAGCTAAGAAGTCACAAGCGATTACCAACTTCAATACTATTAAGTTGGCAAACATGAGAAGGATTGAATCTGAAGGACAAAATTTAGCTACTCAAAAGCAAAATTTAGAGCACGAAATTCAAGCTATTGATGCAAGAATTGAAACAGGTAAAACTTCTATTGAAACAGCCAAAACAGAACTTCAATCGATTATTGAAAAAATCGAAATCGAAAACGGCAAAACTTCAACCGGTGCAGAAACGCAAACTTTTGAAAACGTTTACGAATCATTACTTGCTTTGAATGATCAGTATCAACAAAAATTACTTGAGTTACCAATTTTAGAAGCAAGCATTCAAGAAATTCCAACGGCTGACAATTCTGAAATAATAGAAAAACGAAAAGCATTAGTTACTGAAATTGATACTTTGAAAGCCAAACTTCAAAGCAAAGCACAGATTGAAGTTGCTGAAAAACGAATCCTTGAATTGAAAGACGAAGAGAAAAAATTATCTCAACAAATTGCCAATGTAGAAAAAGAGCAGTTTGTAATTGAAAACTTCGTAAAAGCTAAAGTTGATGCTTTGGAAAACGTAGTGAATAGTAAATTCAAATACGTTAAATTCAAAATGTTTGAGGAACAAATTAACGGAGGTTTGAGAGAAACTTGCGAAGCTACGGTTAACGGAGTGCCTTACTCCGATGTAAATACAGCATCAAAAATCAACGCAGGCTTAGACATTATCAATGTGCTTTCGGAACACTACCAAATTACTGCGCCAATCTTTATTGACAATGCAGAAAGCGTTCACACATTGATTGAAATGCAAACTCAAGTACTTCGATTGATTGTAAATGAAAACTTCAAATCATTAGAAGTTAATTATCCAATTCAAAAAGAAGCTGTTGCGTAATGAATGAGTATGATGTAAAAAGGCTTGCACTTGTTTTGGCGGTGCAAGCTGAAATTGACGGAATGAAAGCTCTTAATAAAGAAAGAGAATTGAACGGGGCTTCAATAGCATATACCGAACAAGATTTTGGATATATGGCTAATAATTTGAGAGAATTAGCAAGTAAACCAAACGAACTTCTTTAAGTAATGGCTTACAAGGTTAAAAGAAACTTCGACGGCTGGGTAATAGAAGATTGCCCAGTCAATGTTGGAGTAAAAATTGGAAGTTTTGATTGTACAGCAAACTGCCCAAACAACCAAAACACACCACAAGAAATGCAAAAATACGGCTTTGATATTCCAGAAATCAAATGTAAAAAAGCCGATGAATTACCAAATCAAAATAATCAGTTAACAATAGAAATTTAAAAAATTAAGGCTCGGCAAAGCAACTAATTAACCACTTGCCTGCTATCGTGAGAAGTAGGGAATAATATGCAGCAACTTTTATAGTTGGTAATCAAAATCTGGGACAAGTGGTTAATTTTTTAAATAACAAAATAACCTTTTAAATATTTATCAAAATGAGCGCACAAGGCGAAACAAAAGAAGTTGCTAAAGCACCAAAAACTGCTTTATCAAATGCAGTATCAGCATCACCAAGCGAAAGATTTACTGCTGCAGTATTAAAGAATTTCTCCCAAGATAATGGAGAAGTTCAAATCACTCCATTTCAAAAGCGATTAAGCCAAAGTTATTTTATTAAGATTGACCAAATGCTTAAGGCTGCTGAAATTAAAAGAATGGCTAAAAGCGAACAATACCGAGACGCATTAGCTTATACTTGGGAAAATGTAAACATGAATAAGCTTGCAGTAGATGTAGTTGCTTATAGTTCGGTAGGTTTAGATCCAATGCAAAAAAACCATTTACATCCAATTCCTTATAAAAATAGTGCTTTAAATAAGTACGATATTAGTTTTACTAAGGGATATAACGGAATTGAATTGGTTGCTAAAAAATATGGCTTTGAAGTTCCAGACGATGTGATTGTTAAGTTGGTTTATTCTAAAGAAACTTTTGTTCCTATTTTCAAGGATTCAGAAAACAGAAAAGAAAGTTTTACTCATAAACCTTCTGAAAATGCATTTGACAAAGGAGAAATTATTGGAGGTTATTATTACCACGTTTATTTCGAAAATCCAGAGAAAAACAAATTGAGAGTTTTTTCAATGAAAGATATTGAAAAAAGAATTCCAAAAACTGCTTCTGCTGAATTCTGGGGTGGAGAAAAAGACAAATGGGAAAATGGCAAAAAATCAGGAAAAGAGCAAGTCGAAGGCTGGAAAGATGAAATGGTATGGAAAACCATTAAACGTGCTGCTTGGGATGCTATAAATATTGATAGTCAAAAAATTGACGATAATATTCAGAAAATTTTAGTTGAAGGTGAACAAACTCCAAAAGAGGATGTTTCTGAATTCGTACAACACGAAATCAAAACAGAAGCAAATAAAGAGCCTTTGAATTTTGATAATGTTGCTGAAGATATCAAAGTGGAAGAAGCGCAAATCGTTTCTCCAGAAGGAGAGCAACCACAAGAAACACTTTTTGAAGAAGTGAAAGAAGTTGCAACAAAGCCTAATTTCTAATGAAACTTAAAGTCATTGGAACAGGCTCAAAAGGTAATGCTTACATCCTCAGTAATGGGGATGAAGCTCTTTTGATTGAAGCAGGAGTAAACATCAAAGAAATCAAGCAAGCATTGGATTTTGATTATTCAAAAGTAGTTGGATGCATCGTAACGCATAGACACGGAGACCACGCTAAAAGCATCAATGAAGTTATGGCCTTAGGAATTGAAACTTATGCTTTAATGGATGTTTTTAAACATACTGGTTTTAGTTTAGTTTCTAAAAGAGGTAACGAAATTATATCAAAGCAATCATTTCAAGTAGGTAATTTTAAAATACTTCCTTTTGATGTAAAGCACGATGTTCCTTGCGTTGGATTCTTAATCGAGCACCCAGACTGCGGAAAAGTTTTATTCCTAACCGACACTTACTATTGCAAGTACACCTTTCCTGGACTAAACAATATTATCATTGAAGCCAACTATTCAAAGGAAATCATTGATAAGAAGTTTGGACCTGATAGCGACAAGGAATTTTTGAGAAACCGGATTTTAAAATCACACTTCTCATTAGCTAATTGCAAAGACATGCTGAAAGCAAATGATTTACGCCAAGTAAATAACATTGTGCTTATCCACTTATCGGATAGTAATTCCGATGAAAAACAATTTGTAAAAGAGGTTACCGAGTTAACCTACAAAAATGTTTGTGCAGCAGTTAACGGAATGGAAATCGATTTTAAGAAAACACCTTTTTAGAATGGAAAGATTTGGAAGTGAATTGATATTTATATCAAGAATATCATCAGATGGAAAAAAAATAGAGGTTATCGAAGATAAAGAAACTACTAAATTTTGCCAAAAAGAACTATACAAATTAAATTGTTTGTCTATTTCATATGGAACATATATAGCATCAGGAATGAGTAGTTATGTTGTCAAACTTAAAAATCCACCAAGATAATGGAACAGTTCTTTATCATATTAGAAAAACACCCAACAACAGCAATTTTTATATTCTGCTTGTTTTTGGTATTGATTGAATCAATTAAAGAAGATAAATAGTATGCCAATATTTGAACAACAACAACAAGTAAAGCAATTTATCGATGAAGATATTTTTTGCGAACAAGAGGTTTATTTAAACACAAAAGACGAATGCGAGCCTTGGATGGCTATTAATCACAATGGAGAGGAATTTTCCTTAAGTGTAAGAAATTGGAAATCACTTGTTGAATTAGCCGATAAGGTTTTAAATCAAGCCTATCCAGAGGAAGCTAAAGAAAATTTGCAAGATGATTTACAATCCTAAAATTGAATTGGATTGCAAAAAAGCAATTGAAAAGCTAAAATATTTCATTGCTAAAGGGCAAAAATTCGAGTTAAAAGCTAAGTATCCAAAGCGCTCAATTTCTCAAAATAGTTACCTCCATTTAATTCTTTCAGCCTTCGCAATCGAAACAGGTTACACGCTCGAAGAAGTAAAGCAAGACATTTTTAAGAAGATTGTAAATCCTGATATTTTCTATGTTGGTGAAGCTTCAGGACCTATTCAAGAAGTAGTTATTGAGCGCTGGAAAAGTTCAGCATCACTAAACACTCAAGAAATGACTTTAGCAATTGACAGATTTAGAAATTTCGCTTCAATGGAACTCGGAATTTATCTACCAGAGCCTACCGATTTGGTTATGCTGCACCAAATTGAACAAGAAATAAGCAAACATAAAAACCAAGAATTTATTTAACCCTAAGTATTTTCAAAATGAACACACAAAACCAAATAGCAATCGATTTTTCTCAATTGCATCATACCGAAAATAAAATATGCAATCAAGAACATTTTGAGAGAAACAAAGAGAAATTCTCAAATCAATGTAAAATCGTTTATGAGGCACTTTTACGAGGTGAAAGACTGACAACTACCAAAGCATTGCTTAACTACGGAATTGGCGACCTGAGACGTCGAATTAAAGACCTCAAAGATATTTGGAACGTACCAGTTCAAGATGAATATGTTGAGGGAAAATTTAAAGAGTATTTTTTAACTAATTAATTATATAAAATGGCAAAACAAACTTTTACCATCGATGCGGACAAATTAGACGCAGTAGCAGAATTATTTTCATCACAAGACAAAGATGTTGAAATCAGAGGAGCGGCAATTAAAGACGCTCTTTGTGATTACACGTATGAGCTTTTAAAAGGACCTACAAAAGGCGATGTTCTATCACACAAAGGTGTTCATATCATCCATGATGATTTGCAAGGCGCATTTGAAAGAATGAACGTGTTTTTCGCTCATTTAGATGATGCTTACACAGGTCACAAAGATTCTTCTACAATTGAAGATTTAGAAGAAGAAATTGAAACGGAAAACTATTCAGTAACTGGTTTCAAAATTTCGGGAGTTGAAGAAAACAAATCAGTAATTCTTATTGGTTTCAAACAAGTAAGAGCTGGAAGTATCAAGTTTGAAACTCCAAAAGTAAAACTTGATGGAAATTACCACTACTTGCACCAATTAAAAACAAGACTTTACGATTTGATTGATGAGGTAGAAAAATACCGAAACGGTAAAGCTGCACCACAAGATGACCCAAATCAAACTCACATGACTTTTGCAGAAGAAGATGCTGCCTTTGAAACTGCAAAAGTAACATCTGAGGAATAAAATGGCATTTCAACTAAGACCATACCAAGCAGAATCAATACAAAGAAGTGTTGATTTTCTGAAATCAGAAACCGAAAAAAGAAGTGCTTTAGTGATACTTCCCACCGGTTCGGGTAAGTCTGTTGTAATAGCTAAAATATTGGAACCATTGGAGGGCAAAACAGTTGTCCTCCAACCTTCCAAAGAAATATTAGAACAGAATTACGAAAAGTTTTCTAATTACGGCAAAGCATCGATTTATAGTGCATCAGCTGGAGAAAAAAGAATTGATAAAGTTACCTTTTGCACCATTGGTTCAGTGATCAACAAAAAGCATTTATTCAAAGGATTGAAAAATATTATTATTGATGAATGCCATTTAGTAAATTCTGATGCTGGAATGTATCAGGAATTTATAAAAGCGTTTCCAGAAGCTAAAACATTAGGATTAACCGCCACCCCATACCGATTAGAACAAACTTCAGAAGGACCTCAATTAACATTCTTAACCAGAAGCAATCCACGAATTTTTGATGATGTTTTATATTACGTTCAAAACGATTTACTTTTTAATTCTGGCTTTTTAGCTGAATTAGAGTATTACAATTTTGATGTAATTGACCGATCAAAATTAGAAGTGAATAGTTCAGGAACTGACTTTACCCAAAATTCCTTAAGAAGATATTATAAGTCAATCGACATGCCTTTGAGAATTGCAAAAACTGCTTTTACAATTCTAAACAAAAGAGCTAATTGTTTGATTTTTTGCTCCCTGATTGAAGAAGCTATTTCGGTACAAAAAAAGATACCTGGTTCTGCAGTTCTAACAGGCGATACAAAGAAGCAAGAACGTGAGCGAATTTTGAGCCAATTTAAGAACGGAAAAATCAAATGTTTAATCAATGTTGGAGTACTTACTACAGGTTTTGATTATCCAGCGTTAGAAGCGGTATTAATCGCCCGTTCAACTATGAGTTTATCCTTGTTCTATCAAATAGTTGGTAGAGTAATGAGAATTTATACTTACCCAAACGGAGAAAAGAAAAAAGGTTGGGTTGTTGATATGGGTGGGAACTTAAATTTTTTCGGAAAAATTGAGACCATGAAAATTATTGAAAATCAAAACGGATTATCAATTTGGAATAATGGTCGACAATTAACAAACGTCCCATTTCAAAAGTAGAATAAATGGAAAATAAAATAACTATTTGTGGTTCTTTCCATGAAGAAAACACTTTTTATATTTTTAGAGATAGCGGTGTTGAGGTAAAAATACAGATAGTTGATAAAACCATTTATACTTCACATACCCTTACTGAAATAGAAAGAGAATATTTAAAAAATAACATATTAACTAATGGCTACAGATAAAAAATCATTCGTTTTATATGCTGACAATTACGGCTTGATAAAACAACTTCCAGATGATGTTGCTGGTAGATTATTAAAACACATATTTGCCTATGTTAATGATGAAAACCCTGTTTCTGATGATTTGCTTTTAAATATTGCTTTCGAACCTATTAAAATGGCATTGAAGCGAGACCTTAAAAAATACGAGCAAATAAAGGAAAAACGCTCATTAGCAGGTAAAAAAAGTGCTGAACAACGTCAACAAAATTCAACAAATCCAACACATGTTGATTTTGTTCAACAAACGTCAACAAATCCAACTGTAAGTGATAGTGATAATGTAAGTGATAGTGTTAGTGTAATTGATAGTGATAATGTATTATCTAAAGATAATATCATAATACCCGAAATTGAAAATTTCGGTTCTGTTGCTATTGAAGATTTTAATTTTTCACATGCAAAAATTTTAAAATTCGAAAGTCCTTCTTGGTTGGAATCAGTTTCGATGCAACAAAAAATTCCAATTGAAGAAATTCAAAACAAAATTGATGATTTCGTTTTGTTTTTGAAAACCACAGAAACTCAACATAAATATAAAAAAGCATTTTTAGAACATTTCATTAATTGGGTGACCAAAAAAAATAATTCAGAGAAAAATGAAAAACAACAAACCAATGCTTCCAGCGGAACAAAAACAGCATACAAGTTTGATGCAGCTCGAATCATCGAAACCAATGTTGGCAAAACTTAATGAAGATTACCAAAAATTTAGAAACATTGAATTGGCTTCTGAAATTGAAGATTTAATGAACTTTATGATAAGAATTTTAAATATAAAAACATCAAGCAAAGAAGAACAGGATGATTTAGATTTTCAGATGCCAATAATTTTAGATTTTATCAAAACAAAATTTGGTCACCTTACAATTCCAGAAATAAAAGAAGCTTTTAAAATGTATGTTGCAAGGGAATTTTCACACATAAAAGTATTTAGAATTTTAGATTGTCCTTCAATTGGTGAAGTGCTACAAGCCTACACAGATTTTAGAGCCGAAGCATTGCGAAAATATACTCAACAAAAATCAAATTTACTTCAAGCGCCTCCTGGTCCAACTGATGAACAAAAAAGAAAGATTAGAGAGGATTTGCTTAAAATCATCAAAGAAGATTTAAAAGCAAACGGCCACAGTAATGATGCTCATTTTCTTTATGATGAATTGTATAATTCTGGAAAAATCAAAGTAACTGATCTTGAAAAGAAAATTCTTTATCAAAAAGAACTTCAAAAATATAGTTCAGAACAAAGAATTGAAATTGAAAAAAGAGGACTTGCATCTAGAAGTAAATTACTTGAGGAATTAAAAACAAAAATCGAGTCTAAAAATCCAATTCTAACAGTTCAAAATCGCTGTAAATCAATTTTAGCATCTGAATATCTTATTAGAAATTTAGAAGAATTTGAAATATTAAAAACCCAAAATGGAAAAAATTAAAATATTCGCCACTTCATTTTCACAAGTTATGCTTGTGTCTGTAAATACTATATTACTAACAAAAGGTTATGTTTTAGGCATCTTTATGGTTGCCTTTACGATTTCTTTTATTTGGTGTTATAACGTTTCTAAAATTGCTTTATCTGACATTAGAAGAAAGTTAATTTACTCTTTAGGAGCTGGATTAGGCTCGGTAACTGGATATTTAGTAATGAAATTTTTAGCACAATGAAAGATAAATTTTTAATTGGTATTGATCCCGATGTTGATAAGTCGGGAGTGGCCATAATAGACGGTAACAACGTAACACTTGATAACCTTACTTTCTTCAAGCTATTTGATTACTTGAAATTTTACAAGGAAAAGGAGAGAAAACCAACTGTTTACGTTGAATGTGGATTTTTAAATAAATCAAATTGGCATAAAAGCGCTGGCAAAAGTGCTGCTTTCAATGCTAAAATTGGAGAATACACAGGTGCAAACTTTGAAACTGCAAAGAAGATTTGTGAAATGTGTGAGTACTTAGATATTCCACACGTAAAAGTTAAACCAACCAACTCCAAAAAAGATAGCGATTTCTTCAAAAAGCTAACAGGCATAACCTTTAGAACCAATCAGGAACAGAGGGATGCATTCATGCTTATTTATGGCAGATAAGTAAAAAAATCCTTTCACAGTATCATTTATCAACCCAATATTGCTTCAACTAACAAGCGATAAGGTCGCCTATTAAATTAATTTTTATGTTTCATTCTGAATTTTATCCAACACCAAAAGAGGTGTTATACATGATGCAATTAGATTGCAAAGACAAAGTAATACTTGAACCACACGCAGGAAAAGGAAACATTGTTGATTTCTGTAAAGAAAACGGAGCTAAAGAAGTTCTTTCAATCGAAATCAACAAAGACCTTCAAGAAATTGTAAAAAGAAAATCTACATTAATTGGTTCTGATTTTTTTGAATGCAAACCAGAACAGGTTAGCCATATCAACGCCATTTATATGAACCCACCTTTTTCAAATGCAGATAAGCATATACTTCATGCCTGGGAAATTGCTCCAGAAGGTTGCGAGATAGTATCACTTTGTAATTACTCAACAATTACTCAACCATACGGAAGATTAAAAGTTCTTATTAGAGATTATGGAATTACTGAAAATTTAGGTGATTGCTTTACAGATGCAGAAAGAAAAACAGGTGTTGAGGTTGGATTAGTTAGACTTTTTAAACCGCTTTCAAGTAAAGAATTTGAGTTTGAAGGTTTTTTTATGGATGAAGACGAAGAAGAAGAGCAAGGAAACGGAATACTTCAATACAACGAAGTAAGGGCTTTAGTAAACCGATACGTTGGAACTATGAAGTGTTTTGATAAAATGAAACTTGAATTAGATTCTTTAAATCATTTGATATCTGGAATAGGAATGAGTTCTATTTCATTAGAAATCAGTTCCGAAAGAATGGTTACAACAAAAGAACAGTTTTCAAAGATTATTCAAAAACGATCTTGGCAGCATATTTTCAATAAACTAAACATGGAAAAGTATGTTACTTCAGGAGTAATGAAGGACATCAATAAGTTTGTTGAAACACAAGAAAAAGTTCCTTTTACAATGAAGAACATTTATAGAATGTTAAACATAATTGTAGGAACACGAGAACAGACTTTCAATAGAGCATTAGAAGAAGCCGTTGATAATTTTACAAGGCACACCCATGAAAACAGATTTGGAATTGAAGGATGGAAAACGAATTCAGGTTACATGCTTAACAAGAAATTCATTTGCGAAGGAATTGTTGAAACATCGTGGGGAGGTGGAAGTTTACAAGTACGATACAATTCTTACAGCGGTAATAAGATTGATGATTTAGTCAAAGTCTTATGTAATATAACTGCAAAGAATTACAATGATATAGGCACTCTTTACAGATTTAATTTCGACAAAGTAAAACACGAAAAAAGCTTCGAAATTAAACCGAATGAGTGGTATGAGTTTGGGTTTTTTAACGTGAAGTTTTTCAAAAAAGGAACTATGCACGTAAAATTCAAAAGCATGGATGATTGGTATAGATTAAATCATGCTTATGGCCAATTAAAAGGATTTTCACTCCCAGAAACTTATAAGAAATGAGTAATCATAAAAAATACACGGACCTATGGAATAAGAAAGAAGAATTTTCAGAAGAAGATTTGACTTTCTTAAGGTCTTACATTAAAAGCAAATCCTTTAGAGTTAGTTATGGTTTTTATAACAAAGTCAGTTCTAAAAAAATGCAAATCGCTTTAATTTTTGACTTAATACCATTTCAAAATCGAAGAACAGGAGTTGAAAACAACTGGGAAATAATTTCTACAAGAGAAATCACCAACAAAGAAATTGACGAATTCATAAATCACTACTTCAAAAAATCATTCAAAAGGTTTTTAGTTTTCTATTACAAGGATTTAGAACGATTAATGATAGATGATAGAAAATTAGGAGCAGAAACGCCTTATGAATTTATAAAATTATGTGAACAAAAAGGATATAAAGGTAAGTATCAAACTAAAATTGAATTTAACAACTAAAAAAAATACCATGTCAGTATCACCACAATTCAAAACAGTGATTGAAAATCACTTGAACCAATTAGCAGCAAAAGATAACTTATTTGCTGAAACCTTAAAAAAGGAAAACAAAAACATCAACGATTGTTGCACATACATTTTAAACCAAGTGCAAAAATCAGGGCAAATGGGGTTTGCAGATGAAGAAATTTTCGGAATGGCAGTTCACTACTACGATGAAGATAATATTGAAGTAGGTGGAAAAATTAACGCCAAAGTAGTGGTTAATCATCATGTAGAACCACCTAAGCAAAAAGCTAAAGCAGAACCAAAAGAAAATCCGGTGCAAGAGCAACCAAAGAAAACTCCAAAAGTAAAAGCACCAAAAGAGCAATCTTCACTTTCATTTGAATTCCCAGAGTAAAGCCTATGAAACCAAGAAATAAACTTCATCATCGAATTGTTGATTTGGCAAATGGTTTATTTACAATTTCTAATCAACAGATAGAATGGGCACACAAAGAATGTTTAGAACATCGAGGATATGCCACCAAAAACAGAGTCTTATGTTTAGATTGCGGTGATACCTTTTCACCGCAATTAGTAAGCCGAAAAAAGGCAGTTTGTCCGCATTGTGGCACAAAGCTTCAAATCAAAGAATCGCGTTGCACTACAGACACACAAACCAATTATTTTGCCATTACTGAAATCGTTGAGGAGTTCCAAGTGGTAAGAAATTTTGAAATAAACGCTTATTACAAAAAAGGAACGCCAGTAAGATATCGTCTTCACGAAATTTTGCAGTACTGGATTGACCCAAATAAGAAAGTCACCATGTTTGGAAAGTTACACAATACTCAAGGTTGTTGTGATAATTGGTGTGGTTACATGGAGATAAGAGAAGAAAATAAATATGGATATGGATATAAATACGATGTCTATGCCCTAAAATACCACCCAGATTCAGTTATTAAGCCAGAATATAAAAAGTATGGTATAAACAAAAGCCTGTCAGGACTTTCATTTATTCAAGCAATAAATTTTATTCCAAATAATCCAAAATTAGAAACACTTTTAAAGGCAAAACAATATGGATTTCTTGAAAAAGGAGAGAGTTATCAAATTAATCAATATTGGAATGTTATTAAAATATGCCTACGGAATAAATACAAAGTAAAAGATGTTAGAATTTATTTTGACTACTTAGATTTATTAAAATACTTTCAAAAAGATTTGAGAAATTCAAAATATGTGTGTCCAAAAAATCTAAAAAAAGAGCACGATTTTTACATGAAAAGAAAGCGAGAAATTCTTCGCATTGAAGAAATGAAAAAGAACTACTTGCGACTTTTAAAACATTTTGGAGAGTTTCAAGAAAATGGTTTTGAATTTCCTAAAAACCTAAATAGAGAGTTGCAAGCATTACTTAGAAGAGAAAAACTTCAAAAGCTTGAAAAAAGAAAAAAAGAACTCGAGAAAAAAGAACTTGAATATCAAAATTTCATAAAACCTTTTAAAGACATTCTTTTCATCAATAAGCAAATAAAAATCATCCCACTGCTTAGCATTGATGATTTCAAAAAAGAAGGCGACAAATTAGATCACTGTGTTTTTACCAACGAATATTTCAATAAAAAGAAATCTTTAATCCTTTCAGCTCGAATCGATAATGAGCCAATAGAAACTATTGAAATTGATTTGGAAAAATTAAAAATTACTCAATCTCGCGGTTTTGATAATAAACCAACAGAACACCATGACCTTATTGTTGGAACTGTAACCAGAAACCTTTCCAAAATTGCGAAAATCGTTCAACCTAAAAAAAGAAAAAAATCAAAACAATTAGTAGAAAATGAATAACACAACTTTAGAAGAAGACTTCTCCGACTTTATTTTTAGCCTATATGGTTTAAGACCTAACGATTTGCCAGAAAAACAAAAAAACGATTTATTATTTGCTTTTATGGCTGGTGTGGTATCAACAAATAAAAAATTTATGCTCACTACCGAAATGGAAGATTCAGAAGGTTTAAAAACTCTTGATAAACTTCAAGACGAAATCGAATCATTTTCACAACAACTTAGTAAAAATCAATTTAATTAAATAACCATGAGAATTTTTGTATCATCAGCCAAGTTATTAAAGAACTTGCAAGTTTTAAGCGGAGTTATCAACACTTCAAACACAATGCCAATCCTTGATAATTTCCTTTTCGATTTTGAAGGGAATTTATTAAAAGTAACCGCTTCCGATTTAGAAACTACCATGAAGGTAAACATCGAAATCGAATCACAAGAAAAAGGACTTGCGTGTGTTCCTGCTCGACTTTTAATCGATATTCTGAAAACACTACCAGAACAACCTTTGGTATTAGAATTTTTAGAAAACAACGTTTTAAAAATCAAAACAGATTCAGGGATTTATGAAATCGCTTACGTTTCAGGACTTGAATTTCCGAAAGCTATCGAAATGGAAGAAACTTCAAGAACGATTATTCCAAGCAAAGTGCTTTCAACCGCAATCAGCAAAACAATTTTTGCAACATTAAACGATGATTTGCGCCCAGCCTTTACAGGTGTGTATTTCCAATTAACAACAACCGGTTTAATCTTTGCTGCAACCGATGCACACAAATTGGTTAAGTATTCCAGAAATGATATTCAAGCCACAGAAGAAGCTTCATTCATTATGCCTAAAAAAGCATTGAATGTTTTAAAAGGAATTTTGCAAACGCTTGAGGTGGATGTGGTGACCGAATACAACCAATCAAATGCAAAATATGTGTTTGATCAGTTCGAATTGATTTGTCGCTTAATCGATGCTAAGTATCCAAACTACGAAGCGGTTATCCCAAAGGAAAACCCAAACAAACTAACCATTGACAGAAACTTACTTGCTACTTCTGTAAATCGCGTTTCTATTCTTTCGAGTAAAGAAACACACCAAATGCGATTAGGATTCAAAGGCAATGAATTGACTATTTCGGCAGAAGACAAAGAAACAAGCAAAAATGGGAACGAGGTTTTAACCTGCAGCTATACTGGAAATGATTTTGCAATTGGTTTTAATTCTAAATTTTTGTTGGAAATGTTGAAAAATACAACTTCTGAACAAGTAACACTTGAAATGTCAGAACCAAACAGAGCGGGAATCCTTATGCCATTAGACGGACAAGAAGATGGCGAGGAATTACTGATGTTAGTAATGCCTGTGATGTTGAAATAATGGATAGTCCAATTCCTCATGTAGAAGATGTTTATTTCTACTCGAGAGAAAATAACATCTTAATAGCAAGAAAAACCAGCGGTGAATCTATACCGCTGGTTAAATTTCAACAGAATTTTCCAGATATGACAGTAGTTGGAGGTTACGCTTTTGACTATTTAAAAAAATACATGACCATGTATCCAAACCTTTGGAAAAAAATAGAAACCGAAAACACCAACACAAACCCACAATTAACTTTATTTTAAAAATGAAAAAAACATATTACTACGAGCCAATAGTTAAACCAATAGCAAATAATGGCTCTTCAAAATTTGGATTTACAGCCAAAACAGTTTCTTTCATAGATTCTAGAAATACTCGCTTTGAAGTAGAAATTTCAGGTAAAACACTTGAAGAAATCGAGCAAAAAAAGAATGATTTTTTCAAGGATTCAACAGAATTGAAATGTGAATACTACCTATGTAGCAAATCAGTTGTTGAAATATTCAAGCCTTTTGAGGTATCAAAGCCTTTCAAAAGTGGTTACGCTGATGATAATGATGATTACTTTGTTGCATGGCTAAACTTTGATGAGGTACACCGATACTACAAAGCCAACGAAGAAAAGATATTGAAACAAAAAGATGATTTTTTTGCTCGTATATGTATGCCAGGACCTTTTGATATTTCTTTTTTAAAATTAAATAGAATTAAAAAGAATGGTTTATTATCCGAGATTAAAACCGAATTATCAATTAGTTCAAATAAAAATATAGCAAGGATTATTCACAAGCTAGCATATAGAGAAAAATGCACTCCAGTCGAATTTATTAATAAAATTGTTTAGGCATGAGAGAGATTAAATTCAGATCATGGAACCCAGAAACAAAAAAAATGTTTTATGATTTCGATCAAAACATCAAAGAGGTTGCTTTAGGAAAAAGTATTCATCTGTTCGTTTATGAAACAGGAATTACGCACAAGACTTTGATGCAGTTTACGGGATTGCAAGACAAAAACGGAAAGGAAATTTACATTGGAGATATTCTTTCTGATAAGTGGAAAGTAGAAGTTTATCAGAACGATGAAGGTACTTTTATGGTTAAATTTAACACAAATCAAAAAGTCAATAAACCTATGT